CCGTCGGGACCATCGTCACCCCCTGCTCCACCACCACCAGCCCCCCCTGATCCCGCTGTTTCAGTATCGGGCATAACTCCACCCCCACCACCACCTGCATAAGTTGTTGCAGAACCCGTAATACTTGAAGATGCACCATCACCTCCATCACCACCGCTTGAACCTCCATCACCCCCTGCTTCTGATGCTCCACCGCCACCACCACCAGCATGTATTGTTGCTCTTGCGTCATTGCCACCATTATAACCTTGGCCTGCAGTTCCTGATCCTGGGTCTCCTTTTGTACCTGCTCCACCCCCTGAGCCTCCTGAAGGTGCTGTAACACTACTATTCCCTTCACCTCCACCTCCACCACCAATGGCTGTAAAAATGCTTCCAAATATTGTGTTACTTCCATTGTTCCCAATTCCACTAGATGAAGCACCTCCTGCACCTATTGTAATAGATTGAGACCCTGCAAGTATTTCTGAAGTATCTTCTTTAAATCCTCCTGCACCACCTCCACCTCCACGGCTTCTGCCACCACCTCCGCCACCAGCAACAACCAAATATTCCATTATACCACCAGAAGAAACTGAAAAGGTTCCATTGGAAGTAAATTCATGAACTCTATATGTATCAGATCCAACAGTGATATTATAGATTGAATTCCCACCTGTAGCATACGGGAAATATGACATGACAGGTTTCCAGGTACCGCCATCATTTACATGAGGAACGGCTTTTTCAGTCCACACACCATTTTCTTTGATCCAGACATTTTTAATCTCTGTCCACGTACCGCCAATTTTAAAATGAACTTGTTTAGTCATGCTGTAAATAGATATCACCATCAACGCCGCCACTTGGAGCCGCAGTGCCATAGGTTATTTTACGTTTTTGATCTGCGTTTAAAGTTGTTTCATAACTTCCTAAATCACTTATTTGTGATTCTGTAATTGTTAATGAAGTCTGATGTTGTGTAACATTAGAAGCTGCTATTCGTCCATCAGCAAAAGTTCCAGAAGTAATATCAGATGCTGAATGATTATGAGCGGTTGGAGTACGTGCATCACTTAACCGGCTGTCATTTCCCTGACACACATCGCCTGCTGCAGAACCAAAATCTTTATTAAATGCCGTGTTTTTTGAAAACGTAGGTTCTTTACCATTTAAATCTGTTTGAAGACCTACCACGTCACTAATAGCATGGGAATGTTCAAGCAGAGTATACCGGCCATCTAAGTTAGCTGACTGATTGGCTGCTCCTGTTATTGTAGCTGACAGGAGTCCTGTAGTGTCGTCGAAAGATAAAGCAGACAAAAAGTAGTTGGTATCAGTATCTGGAAGAGTTGCCCAGGTTCCGTCACCACGTAAATAATTTGATGTGCTGGAATTAAGATCTATAGCAGCTACTGTTCCGGCATCGGTAATTTCGGAAAGTGTATGAGTATGTGATGCTGCGGCAGCTCCTATTTCTGTTAAATTCCAGGAAACAGCGGCTGAGCCATTAACACTTTTCCCGGTACTTCCGATTGTTATAGTCCGGGATGTGCCTCAGGAAGAGGTTGTTATATTGGCAGAGCCGTCAAAAGCGGCGCCATTTATAGTCCGGGGAGTTTGTAAAGATGAAGCTGTATCAGCATTTCCTGTGAGGGGCCCTGTAAAAGAAGCGGCTGTTATGCCACCTACTGCGAAAAGGTCACCGTTCATTTCAGTATTACCTGAAACAATTAGACCTTTACGTACCTTAAATTCATTTGCCATATTTTATCTTCATTTTCCAATAAAATTTCTATGTTATTAAATATATTCTTTAATTAAAGGATTGTCAAAAATTAAAGACCAAATCTTGTTTTAGTTATATTGTAATTTTGAAGAACTTCATCCGGAGGTAAGTATTCATTATATATCTGGATAGAGCTGATGGACCCATATAAAGGGTATCTAGGATTATCACTTGTTGCTCCTATATAAAAAGATTCATTGGTATCAGTAAAACTGTCTAATGTATATACTTTAACCTCTTCTCCGTTTATATATACATAACAGGTTTCTCCATCTCAACTGTTAGTCACATTATATCATGCACCTATTGTTGCCTCGGTAGACGTATAGCCGGGAGCCCACCCAGACCCAATAGATCCAATTATACGGCCAGGGTTAAAGGCTAGCCCAGAATAAATTGCTGCGTAGCCGGCTTCATCTGAATCGGGAACCCCACCTTGATAAAAAATAGCGCGATAAGTAGGCGGACCGTCCTCAATCGAAAATCAACATGAGGTTGTTAATTTTATAGTATTTGATAAAAAAGAATTTACTACCCCATATGAGTTACCATTATTGAAAACTAGTTTCCCGCCATTTGAATTATCAAAACTAGGGGCCCCACTCAGAACAGCGTGATTTCCTTTGCCACTTAAATCATTTCATATATTACCTGTGCCTGGATAAGACCTTGGGTTAGCAGCATCTAAATAAAGAACCAGCCCATCAGTTACTATCCTAGGTGAATAAAAGTAAGCCATTAAATCCCTCTGATAAGTGTTTTTATTGACCAGTCGTTTGTAACAGTGTTGGCTAAAAGCCTTATATCCCCTGCTGACTCGTCTACCGAAAAGACTACTTCTGAAGTATCACCTAAATCAGCTGTAGAAGTTTCTGTATACTCAATACTTGTTCCGTTGTAAATAGCATAAACCGTTCCGGCCCTCATATTAGTTCCTTGCTTAACAACATAATCAAAAAAGACAGCAGCATAATCAGCTGAAGAAGCTGTTGCAATAATACGAGCAGCGCCAGTATCGACATCGAGGTTCTCTTGGTTTGAAAGAAGAACTTTAGAGACTTTAAAGTTTTGGTTAGTCGTTGCTACGGCTCCATCAATAATCATAGCTTCATCCCCAAATGTTCCCATCTTAATAGTGTTATCCGCATTAACCTCTAAAATAGGTATACCTGAAATATCATTTACAGAGAATAAAACACCGTTTAAAGTGTCAGTGATTGAGAAAAGCTGACCTGCGGATCCCATAATTTCAAATATTGTTTCTCCCGGATCCGATACATTGATCGTCAAAGCACCAGTCATTGTGTCGCCGGCCTTAGCCACCTGTTGTACATTATCAACATTCGCTAAACCTACATCTGTTGGTGTAAGCCCAATTATTCGGTCGCTGGGGATAGTTCCTTGTCTTAAAAATCCATCAGCGGATACTTGCCAGTTGACTGTATCTGAAAGACCTTTAAAAGTCATAAAGTAGCGATCACTGTCGCTGGATGAAATACTACCAGATAAAAGTGTTGCTCCTGCACCGGAATTAGTGGAAGCTGATAAATCTAGTAAAGCGTCTGTAACATGAGAATCCGCTGTAATCACATTACGCGCTGCTGATTGTAAGTAGCGGACATCGTAGTCAGCTCTGCTATAATCATCAACGCTGCCTAGCCCCACATCGGCTTTTGTGGTAGCTTGGGCTCTCAAGGACGTATACGTTCCGGCAGAATTAAAAGAGTCCTCTGTTAAAGCAAAAGTAGTTCCAGTAAGAGTTATGCCGGCTCCGGCAATATAAGTAGTATTAGTAAAAGAAGAGTTAATGGTAACAACACCACCCGCAGAGTAACCAAGAGATATATTACTTCCGGCTACCAGGTCCAATGTTCCGTTGCTGGGCACTGTGGTTCTTTGCGTTCCATTGGTTTTTAAATTCCATGACACATAGTTATCGTAAGTAGGTACCCCTGTAAGCTGTGCTCACCCGATTGAAAGTGCAGCTTGGTATTGAGTTACATCTCCTTGTGTAACTGTATATCCTGTTATATATCCTTGTAAAGAGTGATCTCCTCATCCAAAGGCGGTATCCCAGTCTGTTTTATTATAGCCAGTAATAGCAGTGTCAGCGCTAAAGAAGTCATCGATTTCAGTTTGTGAATATTGAGCTACATCCAGAACGCTACCCAGCCCTACATCGGCCTTTGTTGTAGCTTGAGCTCTAAGAGAAGTATATGTTCCCGAGGAGTTAAATATATCACCTTGGTGGTATTTGTTTGTGGCTCCTTCTGCAATATTGTCGGTTGTTAAAACAACGGCTCCGGTAAGTGTATTTACTGAATCAACAGTATTTACCTGAGCTCCAGTCTCTATTCCGAATAATTTAGTTTTTTCAGCAGATGTATAGTCTTCTTCAGAAAGTCCTTTGCCCGCTACTTCGTCTACTTTTGAATCTAAGGAAGATTGCAGGTTAGTAATCTTTGAAATAGCGATGTTTGTTCCGGCCCACCATGCAGCTGTAGCTTGTCTTACTCGTTGAGCAGTTCAGGCTCTGCGGGTAGTCGATGTTCCAGCTTCAGCTTCAGATTGGAGAACTGTCGAGGCTGTCCATTCTCTTGAATTACTCAGTCGAGAATCGCCTTCTATAATATAAGTTTCTGAATGCGCTTCATCACCGTGAACTACCGGTGTTCTTGCATTTGACAGTCTTGAATCATCACCCTCGGTCACTGTTTCTGCGGTGGTCCCGAAGTTCTTATTAAAAGCAGTGTTCTTTGAGAATGTTGGCTCTTTGGTATTTAATGCTGACTGGAGATCTGTTTGGTTTGAAAGCGTTCCGTTTATTTCACCCCAAATAGCTGTTTGACCTGTCAACTGGATATATTCTGTACCTGACCATCGGTACATAAACCCCGTGTCTTCAGCTATATAAACTTTACCCGTTTCTCCAGTTGCTGGAAAAGCAGCTAAATTAGCGTGAGTTGTTACTTCTTCTAATACACTTAAATCAGGTTTATTTAAAAGATCAGAATAGCTTCCAGTTTTACCTACAACAGATATATCAGCATCTACTGCTTTAGCTGCCAAAGCTGTAGCTAATCCATCTATATTTCCTATAATATGATTATGGCTATCGTCGGCTATGGTTACAGTTATAGATGTTGTTCCGAATCCGGAGACATCGCCTGTAAGAGCAATTGTTTCATTACCCGTTAAATAGTTTTCAGAATGTTTTTCGTTACCATGGGTCAATGGTGTTCGATCATCAGACAGCCTTGAATCATCTCCTTCTGTAACTGTCCCAATGGTAGAACCAAAGTTTTTATTAAAAGCGCTATTCTTAGCAAAGGCCGGTTCAGCTCCTGTGTCTGCAGCAGTTGTAGCTTGCGCTCTAAGATTCAAATAAGTACCGGAAGAATCAAAAACGTCGCCTACATTTACTTGGGCTTCTGCTTCTATGCCGGATAATTTAGTCTTTTCGCTATCTGTATAAGCGTTGGTGTTTAAATTAGACTCATAAGCTGTTTTAATTTCTCCGGCTGTTTGATCAGCAGTAGCCCCGGATTCAATTGTATCCAATTTTGTTTTTTCAGAACTAGCAGCTCACCACGCTGAAATAGATTGACCAACTCGTTGAGCAGTTCAGGCTCTGCGGGTAGTCGATGTTCCAGCTTCAGCTTCAGATTGGAGAACTGTCGAGGCTGTCCATTCTCTTGAATTACTCAGTCGAGAATCATTGCCTTGTGTGACAGTTCCTACAGAAGAGCCAAAGTTCTTGTTAAAAGCTGTGTTTTTTGAAAAGGTTGGTTCTTTCCCTGCTAAAAGATTAGTAACCTCGACTTGGGTATATTTATCTAAGTCTGGAATTTGCGACTCGGTGATACTTAAAAAAGATTGGTATTGAGTTACATCTCCTTGCGTTACTGAATAACCAGTTATATATCCTTCCAGAGAGTGATCTCCTCAGGAAAAAGCTGTGTCCCAATCAGAGTTATTATATCCTGTGATTGCTGTAGTCCCGCTGAAAAAATTATTAACTTCCGTCTGAGAATATTGAGCTACGTTTAGTACAGCGGATAACCCGACGTCTGATTTATCCAGTGTGACAATGCCTGTTTTGCCAGCTACTGAATCAACTAAATTAACTTCTGCACCAGCTTCTATGCCTGCAAGCTTACTTTGTTCACTATCAGTATAAGCATTAGTATTTAGATTAGACTCATAAGCTGTTTTAATTTCTGAAGGAGATTGGTCTTCGGTTGCATTTCATTCAATGCTAATTAATTTGTTTTTTTCGGTAAGAGTATAGTCTTCCGAAGACAACCCTTTTCCTGCTACTTTATCTACTTTATCATCTAAAGCGGATACTAAATCAGCTTGGTCAGTTATAGTTCCTAGTATCTCTCCCCAAGAAGTTCCTGTTCCTACGCTGAATTGTGTTCAATCAGAGCCAGTATACAGATGTATAGAATCATTTCCAACTATTTCAATAACATAAGCATCGCCAGCCGATGGGTTAGCAGGAAGATCCCCTATTGAGGCAAGGCGGTTAATTACATTAATACCCTGTATAGCTAAACCTGCAGCAGTTTCTGCATCAATCTTAAATACTTCTGCTTGATCTCTGTATCCCATTGATTGGGTAGCATACCCGCTAGATCATAAAGAAGAGGTTTCAGCATTATCAGCATAAGTAGAGGCAGCGTTTCTATAACCTAGGGCACTTGTCATATATTGTTCTGAGAGGTCCCTAGCCGCCTCGGATTCATTCTTCGCAGTTACGGACCCGTCTCTTGCTAATTCAGAAGCTGTCTGGGCAGATTCGGAAGCCTGGCGGGCAATGATAGCCAGGTCTTTCTCTGCTGTAGCTAATAAAGCAGAGTCTTCGGACTTGGCTGCATGATGAAGGGAAGAATATTTACCGGTTACAACTTCTACATCTTCGAGCTCTTCTGCTCAATCTTGTGACAAATCCCGGGCGGTTTCAGATTGATTCTTTGCCGTTACTGATCCATCTCTTGCCAACTCGGAAGCGGACTGTGCCGACTGAGAATCGTCTCTTGCAGTTTCAGATGCTAGTTGAGCTGTTTGGGAAGCATCTCTTGCAGTTTCAGATGCTAGTCGAGCTGCAACTGCTCCGTCCTCCGCTGTTTCAGATTGTATTCGAGAAGTATTAGCTACAGAGGCAAACGAAGACGCGGCGGACTCACTATTAGAAGCGTTGGTCTCGCTGGTTGCTGCATTTGATTCACTGGTGGCTGCATTTGATTCAGAGGTAGAGGCGGCGCCGGCAGATGAAGCAGCATTAGTTTCACTTAGAGCTGCTGCACTTGCAGACTCCTGAGCTTTAGCTGAATGGTGTAAAGCAGAGTATTTACCAGCTTCTACTTCACTGTCTTCAAGTTCTTCTGCTCATTTCTCAGCTTTATACTGGCTTAATAAGGCTGCTGTTTCGCTATCCACTGCATTAGATTCAGATAAAGAAGCTGCACTTGCAGATGATGCAGCGTTAGTCTTACTAATTGCGGCAGCTGTTTCGCTTGTTGCGGCGGCTGATTCAGATAAAGAAGCTGCACTTGCAGATGATGCAGCGTTAGACTCACTGGTTGCAGCATTAGACTCGCTGGTTGCTGCGGCTAATTCACTTGCTGCTGCGGCTGTTTCGCTTAGAGCCGCTGCATTAGCAGAAGCGTCTGCAGCTGTTTCTGAAGCAGATGCTTCGGATGCACTGAGGGCAGAAGCTGTTTCACTTGCTGCTGCATTAGACTCGCTGGTTGCTGCCTCGGAAGCTTTAGTAGAAGAAATGTCTGCAGAGTCTTGGGAGTCTTGTGCACTTTGTTCTGATTGTGCTGCAAAATGTAAAGCCGAGAACTGGCCGGGCTCTACCTCAATTCCTTCGGGGTTGTTGGCTCATTCAGATGCTTTAGTAACAAATGATTCCAAAGAAGAAATATCTCTGATATCCCCGGCCAGTGTTATATCTGTTACATACCCTGTTGAACTTAGATAGACCTCTATATTAGGCTTGTCTCCTTCAGCTCCGGGACCTACCCAATCAGCAACTTTTAAAACTCTACGTTCCCCATCAGCTACAATAGCTAAATGAGGAGAAAATCCACTAATTCCAATAGGCCCCGTAGGCCCACGGTAGTCCATGCCTTCTCCCTGATCTGGAAAAGATGAGCCTCCTCAGGTGTATAATTGTCCATCTTCTTCTACAAAATAGGCCTGGCCGCTATCTTCAATATCAAGGTCAGCTGGAAGATCCTGGTATGTATTAACATTCCCTTGTATAACTACAGATCCGCCTAATTGGCCTAATTTTTCATATTCATCACCTGTCCACGTCCATAAGTAATTTTGAATAACATAAGAGTCTCCTACTTGCCCGGTACCCGGCAGCTCTGATGAATCGGCAAGCCAGCCTATAACCTTTATACCCGAGGCTGAAGATTCAAATTGTAAAAAAGAACCTACCTCCGCTTCAAGCTCTTTTCCCAGCCTCATTACTAGCTTAGTATCTCTTTTAAAAAACTTTAAGTTTTTTAAGATTTCTCTTAAATCAATTGTATTCATAACTTGCTAGTATATAACGTATCTTGTCTGGTTGTAAATTACAAATCGCTGTCCTGGCTGTAAATCTTTTAAACTCACGGATGCTACAAAAGGTTCTATAGAATAATCATATATTTCATCATCAATGTGGACTAGACTTAGTTGGCCTTGCTGCTCTATAGGGGCTCCAAGCATCTCTAATGTTCTAGTCCTTTGTACTGAATATCGTTTACTTTTTTCAGGATCTACAATAATGTCTCCAGGCTCCAAAGGTGGTCTATTTAGCATAGATAAAACAATATCGCTTGGATAAAATTCACCCCAAATAGATATGTCCTTGGCACGAGGATTTGGGGTTACCATGCCGGCCATGGGTATGGGCTTATAAAAGCCATTTCTCCACCCAGTTCCATAAGGATCTTCTGCGGACGTTTCTCCTGTTGGGGTCATTAATATTGGGTCCCAAGTATCCGGGTCGCGCTCTCCTCAACTTCTTTTCTTTAATAACATAAAAAGCCTACCGGACTTTTTTAGGCCAAGAACTTTATGATTGTATATCTTTAACCATTTACGGTTTGGGATCCGGTCATTAAGATAAGTATAATCGCTTATAATAAAATTTTCAGGGCTAGCAACTTCTTTGACTTTTACTTTGTAATACCAAGTACGTGTTCCGTGTTGTAAGCCTAGTAAACTAGAGTCAGTATAAGTATATTGGGTTGGGTCAAAATTTTCCTCAATCAGTTCATACTCGTCTAAATCATCCTCATTGGGAGCTTGGCTTCTATAGATATCGATAGCTAATAAAGTCAAATCAAAGCCTGGAAGCTCTGTTTCATCTGTAGAAAACTCTCAATGTAAATCAATTATAGAGGATGCAAATCGGGTAACCTTTAAACTTTTTAAGGTTACATTAGTGCCCGCTATTGTTAAAGTAGTACTCACTGTGGCTTCCTCCGTATGCTCCGTTTATATTCATCGATCTTTTATAAGCTTGAGCCCCCCGTCGGTATTGTGCTATTAGCATATTAAATAATGCCATATATCTTCCATATACATCTTGATCTTTAACGGTAATGCCGCCACTATCATTATAGGACAAAACATTTCGAGCGCTTAATATGCTTTGGGAAACTAGTACATTTAAAACAGCTCCCTGTCTTAATATTGACCATGGGATTCTGGAAAAATGGCTTGTATGTAAGTCTACTGGCTCAAACTCATTGTTTACTTGATCCCACGTATCTATTAAGGCGTTAAATAATTCTAAATCAGTACTTTCTTCAACGCCTAGTAATTCGTTAGATTCAGTAAAATCTTCCAAGTATCTGCGAAGTCTTAATACATACTTATTAGCTTCTTCCGGAACTTCATTCAAAAATAAATAATCATCAATCATAAATAAAATATATTCATTTACCGCAGATTAGTCAAACTTATTATAGAATTCATCTCTTGGTATTTTCGCTATATAAATACCCGCTGTAAAATTCCAATCACCTTCATAATGAATATCGTCTCTGTACCCATAGAACAGGTACATAAACCCATCTTTCTCTATAACGCTAAATGGTGAAGTTTGTCCGACCTCTACACAATCTTTACATGTTGCGTTTGGAACTTCACCTGGAGTTTTTCTTTCATGAAATTCAGGGGGGATTATACTTTTATTATCTAATAATTGGACTTTACCGTCTTTAAATATCCCAGGAACCAAGATTGTTTCCCCAGTAAAACGAAATCTTCTGCTAAATGGGTAGTCTTTATTCCCCGCTTCGCGCTCTATAATCCTACCTTTTTCTTTTTTGTAAAGCTTTATTACTATTCTATTTTTATCGATAAGTATAGAAGAATAAAAGTCTGCAATTCCATTTTCATTTTCATTTGTCCATCCGGCTGTTTCTTTTGTATCATACCACTTTGGATCCGCAATTATCTTTCCATCGCTCCAGGTCTTGCCCCCATCTTTAGAGGTATGTGAAGAAATCCCTCTTCTATCTTTAAGGGTTTCATCTATAACCCTCTCATCTAACCAGTCAGGTGCATATTTTTTAAAGGCTTCTTTAATTTGTGGAATATCTTTAACATTAGGGTACTTAGGCATATCATCGCCTCATCCCCCTACTTCTTTAGATCTATTACCCCTGACCCGACCAGTAGCATAAATAGTACCATTTATTTCATTGAGTAAAAGAGCTCCATCTAATTTTCAGTCATAGGATCCTTTAAAAGTTAGCTTTGTAAGGTCATCGGAAACATCAAAAAACTTAATTTGATCCCCAGACTCGCTTTTGAGTTTTTCTCTATAGAAGAGCACTTCCCCATTAGGTCGTTGATAGTAATGTCCACGTTCTTGTATACTAGATTTTCGTGGCCCGGACCAGCTTTCTAAATCACTGCTTTCGAAATAAACCATTTCAGAAGACTTTCGGTCCCAGCCGTATGATCTTCATTTTCCTTTATAATTAATAACTCCATTTACAGCTGGGGTGTAAACTCCATTCTTGTTATCTTCATGAATAGTTATCTTCTCTACCTTATCTGTAGGTTCTGGCTCAGGATCAGATTTCTCAACCGTAACTATTGGAGTGGCAAAACTGCCTGCGGTCATTTGTATTACATACTTCTTAGAGACGTCTACCCCTCCTATAATATATTCCCCACTATCTTTTTCTACAGGGGCCGGAGTATACTTGGTGTTTTCAATCATGTCAATAATTGATATTCAGGATTTTCCTTCTTTTTTAAACCGTAAGTCTACGAACTCCTCTGTGTTAGCAGTTCATGTAACTTTAATCTTATTACCATCCCAGTAAGCCCTTAAATTCCCAATAGGGTTTGGTTCGGGTTCTATCACATCATTGTTTGTTATAGCATCAATCCAAGCTTTTTCTAACTCGGGCATTTCATTTAATCCTACCCAATTAGTAGATGTTTCTCATTCCCAAAATAATATTCCTACAACGTCACTGCGTTCTCGCGCATATCTCATATACCATTCAGGTGATTCTAATGGGGGCTTTCTCCAAGGATTCCCACCTGCACCTTCTTTTGTATAAAATGTTTGAGCTGTGATAACAATTTGAGGATTATCAATTGTTTCTCGTACATTTTTATATACAGCATCAGCATGGTCTCTGAATTCTTCATAGTTATTAATCTGAATATAACCTTCAGGAGCGTCTTTATCGAAAAATGGATACAGATTATTACCAACGTGTTTTAAATTTTTAGGAAACTGATTTCTCAACAGCATCCCCCTTGTAAATGTAAAGGTATATGGAAGATCTCCATATTGTTTGCCCGCTTCATCTACAATATTATACATCTGCTGTTCTGATAGTTTTGTTGGCTCATCTCTAAGAATAACAAACTTTATATTTTCGTGACCTACAGTATTAAACCCATTTACATACCAACCAATTCTTTTTCTATGGTCATATTCACTTTCATCGGGTTCAAATCCACCAATACTTGGAATAACTTTTAATCCACTATCAACAACTGGTTTCATAAGTTTTACGTTAGCAGAGCGAGATTGGCCGGCTGTGCATAAAGCTTTTAGTGGGTTGTCATCAGGTACTTCTTCAGAATACCAAAATCCAAAAAATAAATCCGATGTTGGTTCTGGTATTGGTTCGGGGTCGGGTGTTGGTTCTGGTATTGGTTCTGGTTCCCCAGTCATCTTATATAACTCTTCAACTTTTGCTGAAGCGTTGTTCAAGTTATATTCTAATTCGTCAAGTAATTCTTTTATTGTTTTGCTCATAATTATATAATTATTTTAAAGTTTTTAAAGTATGCGTTCATATTATCTTTTTTTAGGGGAGCTAGGGACTAGCTTTTCCCTGAGTTCATTAACTAGTTGTTTTGACTGATTAATTTGCTCTTTAATATAGTCTAATTGATTTTTCCTATATTAATATATTACTTAATATATCACTAATCAAGAGAAGTTAGTAAACCAAAACCCTCAGTTAAAACAATATTGTCAGAAAAAGATGTATTTATAAATAAATCAGCAGTTTTGGGATTGAACAGAAATTTAAACTTAAAGTCTGCTATCCTTAGAATACGGATAAGTGGATCCCCGGTGGGCTTAATATTTGTTTCATCTAAAAGCTCGGGGTCTCTAAGAAAGGATGGAGTAGTATAAAAATAAAACCCCTTACATCGGGAGTCTATTTGAACAAAGTCAATAATATAATTTAATGTATCTGGCTGTATTTTGTCAGCATCGTCAATATATAGATAATAATTAGATAAACCTCTTAAGCTTATTTTAGCTTGATCGGGGTTGACTGACTGTACTGGGCCTTTATTAAGGCCGAGTCTTTGTAATTTTATTTCTATATTTCTATAATAAGGTGAAACAACTACTTGAGGTAAACGCGATTGTTTAGAATAATTTAGATGTAGATCTTTAAATAAGCTATCAGTTTTTCCAGACCCTCTATTTCCTAATGTAATATCTAAAATACTTGTCATGGAAACCAATATACATAAAAAAAGGCAAGGTTACAATAACCTCGCCTTTTAATTTTTTAGCTGAGTGCTATATTATGACAGTGTCAATTTAGCCACGCCATTAGCATTTGCTATGATCATTCCTACAGTTTCATATGCACTGAAAGAAATGAGATTTCGTTTTTTCTCAATATCAAACTTAGTGTCGTTAAGAACACAAAATTCGCCCATGAAGTGCGGAGCAGCAAAAGCGTAGATTTTGTTGTCTAACAAGTCAGTTTTGTTAGTAACAATAAGTTTACGGCCATACAAAGTACCATGTCCATATCCTTTTACAGCAATTTCGCCTTTGAGGGCATCGTCACCGAAAGTACCGTTCGTGTTGTTATCAACAACAAGGCGGTTAAACATAGTGTTACTCATAAGAAGAGTTTCACTTTGTAGACGTTTTCCGTCGATTTTGTCAAAAAGCTCTCGGAAAGAAGCTTCAGGTACAGCATTGTTTGTGTAACTGCCAGTAACCGCGTTTCCGCTAACTGTAATAGCTGCATCTACGTGGCCAATAAAGGCGGTATCTTCAATTTCTTGAATATCCAATACTGAGTTCTGCTCAATGATTTGAGTCAGGGGCATGCGGTATGCCAAAAGCTCTTCTTCTACTTTCTGAAATTCTTCAGATGAAATAGAGTGGAACGGAAGTTCTACTCGTTTCCCTTCAATGTAGTTTGTTGAAGGCTTGTCTCTGAAGTTAACAACCATCGCTTTGGAATCTGGTTCCAATTCGATCATTTTAATTACGCCGTCATGATTTACCGAAGGCTGAAGATCAGCTTGGGTAACATATTGAGGGGGTAAAATTTGTCTCGCAAAAGATACCTCACGAAGTCGTCTACGTACAAACGCAGCGCCCTCCATGGCTACTTTTTGCATCCCTTCTTCCGTATCGAGTCGTTTCAGAAAAAGGTCATTTACTGTTCTTGCGTCTAATGATTCCATTTTATATTATTTATCCTCCTTATTACAGCGTTGCAAATTCTATCATTGTAGTGTCAGCATCCAGGTGGTTCTCTGCATAAGGTTCCTTAGTACATACAGCAACAGCTACAGAAGTAGCGGCCAGTGTATCACCAGTCCCATCATCAATTACTGCTAGGTTACCAGCAGCATTTACACCAAGTGTGTCTCCGGCTACAGGGGTGCCATCATACCGATCGGTAGCAGCAATATATTTCCCATGAAGTGCGGTTAGTCGAGTATTGGGGGAAGCGCTCGCTTGTGGAGCCCATCCAGCAGTACCGTCTCTATTTGATTCTGTGAAAATCTGGAAAGCACCAGCTACACCATCGTCAGGCAGTTCAAAAAGATCGTTGGTTTTAACAACCCATGATCCCTGAGCTACATCCGTTCCGGCAGCCAAAGCTCCTTCCACATTTGCACCAAATCGTACGATTTGATTTAAATCAGATTTAATTCGAAGCATTTATATTTTTCTCCTTTTTATTGTTTATTAATCTAGTAAACTTGATATGAAGCGTTCCTCAGCGGTGCCGCTTCCTTGGCTGGGCGTTTCGCTTAACTTTCCTAGTGAGTTGAAATCAAAAGATCCCGCCCCGATTAGTTCCGCAGCCTTTTCGAAAGTTTCTAGCTCTTCAGTAGATTTCTCATTAAATTTATTAAAATGTTCTTCAAAGTCCTCTATAGGGAATGCCCCCATTTTCATTAGCTTTAAAGACAATTCACGAGCAAAAGATATTTTTTCTAACTCAGCTCTTGTACTTTCAAGTTCTGAACTAAGTTCTTTATTTTTATTATCTAACTCTTTGATTGCCAAAGAAGCTTTTTTTATAAGACTTTTTATTTTCATTTTATTTAATTAAAAACTGAACAACTATTAATCTTCGTCGGCCTCAGCAGCAGCTTTAAAACCACTATACATGATTTGGCCCATTTCATAAGCTTCTGCTACTTTCTCACGTTGCATATGCTCGTAAGTATCTTCTTCAATTTTAGCAGATGCTAGTTTGGTTACATCTTCTTCAGTGTAATTTCCTTCGCCCTTGTTCTCAATAAGCATATCTTCGGCCCATTCGGCGTATTTGTTGAGAATTTCCATCTCTTCATTTACTTCGTTTTGGCTTTCGGGTGCTACTTCTTGTGATTGAGCTTCTTTTTGCATTTCATTAAAAGTGTCTAAAAGACTCATTTAAGTTAATCCTCCGGATAAATTTTGTTATATAGTTCTTGTAAAACACCAGGCGTTATCTTGCTGGCTTTCTTGTTCATTTGACGTCTAACGTCATAAGCATCATGACCAGCTGCTTCCTGATAAGCAGCGTCGGCTGCAACAGTTACAGGTGATTCGCTTGGTAGGGATACTGTGCTGATTGGTGGCACAACCATATCCTTATTAGTAGGGGGCATGATACCCAAGGCTACTAGTTCAGAATAAAAGGTATGTGCGGCAATTCGGCCCATATCCATAGCTCTTTGTGCATCTTGTTTGTCTTTCTTTTCAGCAGTTGCCTCAGTTTCAGTAGACTCTTCTACTTTTTCTTCGGTTTCCGCCTCTTCAGCTTTAGTTTCTTCTACTTCTTCTGCTACTTTTTCTTCAGTTTCAGCTGTTTCATCTACTTCAGTAGACTCAGCAACCTTCTCTTCGGTTTTAGTAACTTCATCAATAAAAGAATCTTCCGCTGTTTTTTCTGCTCCTTCGAGCTCAGAAAGAAGTTCATCTATGTTAATTGGCATTTAATTCGACCTCCTAGGAAGTTAGTTCTTTAAAATTAAATTTATTGTTTCTTTGTGAACTACCCGCCCACAGCAGAGCTAATGGGTTGGCTTCTGACTTCACAGACTTGTGCTTCTTTACAGAAGTCTTATTTATGTCTCCACCAGTGTTATCGAGCGTCCCACCCGATATTATTTTAAACATTGTTTATCTGTTAAAATTTTTGCTTTTATGGAAATCTTTAAATGCGTTGGTCTTTGGCTGTTTTAGTCCTTTCCTTATTAAGGATTTACTAATACTGGACCCGGCCCTACCTAAGGCTAACCCACCGACCAGTGCGGTTACAAATGGATTTTTTCTTACAGCGTTTTCAATATTATCTAAAGGCTCACCACGTCTTGCTTTTACTTCAGCTTTGGCAGAAGTATAATAGGATAGTGGTGCGGCTATAGCAAAACCAGCAGGGTAAGCTGCGGTTTTTTCATTTGTGTCGTTTATAGTATTTTTCTGCATCTTTGTTATTCCTAACGCTAGTCCACCACTAATTACTGGTGCCACCCATGGGTGGGTTTTTATAAACTTAGCAAAATGTGACGCGTTTGCAGTATTACCAAAAATTTGAGCGTATCCTGCATACATTGTACCAAGTAACGTAAAGGGTACAACAGGGTTTTTAACCCCGCTATCATTCGGCATAACTGTTGGCTCATCAAAAAATACCTTTTTAAGAAAACTTCGTTCTCTTTGTTGTGGTGTTTCTTCAATAGGCTCATCAAAATTAGCCTGCTTAGTAATTCTATTAATAATTAATGGCTTTGTCAAGGAAATATCTGAAATTTCTTCTTTTATTTCATTGGCAATTTTTTCATTAGCTCTGTCAAGGGACACATTTTCAAGCTCTTCAGGCATTATAGTTGGATCTACAGAAAACACATGTCCAGTTTTTTCAAGCTCTTGTGCTAATTCATATTGGCCCGCTTTATACAAAGCAAGCTTTTGAAAATCATTTCTTGTTGGTAAAATTCTTAATCCTAAAAAAGTTGATAAAACATCGTTGATAGGATATTCTGCTAATTTTTTTAGAGTCTCATCTTTTATAGGTGCCTGGGAATTTAGTATAATATTTCCCGGATCTTCAACAATTCAATCTATATCGCCTTGAATCTTTTTATTGATCTGGCCGTGCTTATCTTCGGCAACCTTTTCAATTCCAAAAACTTTCATAAAGGATGAGACGGGGTCAGCTGGAATTGTTACCAATGATATATCAAAAAAGGTAGGCTTGGTATTTATTGCATATACTTTCCGGCCATCACTTAAAACCTGATTCATTTGGTTTTTTAAATAAGAAGAATACTGTGCACGGGTCTTTGCTTTTTTCTTTGTTATAGAACAGTTGTGTACAATATATTCATTAGCTTGGTATGTTTCTGTTTTTGATACCTGTAAATTTTTAACTTTTAATTTTTTGTCAATTCTTTTATTTTCTATAATTGGTATTAAAACATAATTGTCATATATAAAAATTCTAGAAGACTTCTTTGGTTTTTTTTGAATATTTATTTTGTGACAATAATCCTGCAATGAATATGAATCATATTTAGAAATAAAACCAATATAAGTGTACATATTTTTAGACCAGGTTGTGTCTATTGTTCTTTTATGTAAAGAACATCCAATACCAATTGTAAAGCATAATCTACGTAAATCTCTAGATAGATACTCTGAAACAGTACAAAACCTAGAAGATTGCACCTTTGAATCAAATGAACCATCTCCATCCAGATAAGAGCCTAATAAAGATTTCAAAAATTCATCATTATGATCCAAAATTCTGGGGTGTATAAATTTACCGTTTGAATATTCTCCAAAATTTTCTAAAATTATATTAGCCAAATCCGATGAATAAGCCCTGCAAGATATTTCATATTTAGCTTCATTAATATAATATTTAAAAGTAGTCCCAATTTTTAAAGCACACTTTTTCAAATCTTGTACTAAATGATCTTCGTCTAATGAAAAAGAAAAGGACATACCAGAATACTTACCATTTCTTTCTTTTATAAAAGAACCTTCTGCTAACCAATATCCGAAAAATTTGGCGTGCTCTTTTGTATAAATATTCTTTCTATTTACGCTTCTATAAAATGCTAAGTAATCGCCGACTTTTAATTTTTCTGCTTCTTTAAATTCTAATTCCGCTTCTGGTAAAGAAGTGAAATAAATTTTAGAATTATTCCCTTTGTTGCTTTCCTTAAATTTATTAGAATCTATTGATAAAAAGGGGTGTTCCTTTGTTACTTTTAATTCTTTGAAATCTCCAAATAAGGATAGTTGGTGATAAGAATCTACTTCCCTAATATTATCTTTGATTACTTCAGGTTTTTGGTGGTACTCATCATAAACTTTATCACCTATATGAACATCTTTTAATTTTTTATAACCAGTTTCTGTATAAATATCAGTATCTAAACTAAAACAAACATCGTATGGAACTCTGCAATTATGTACGGCGTACCCCGCTTCAACTAAATAAGACTGGTCATCTTCTACTTCAAAATTAAAGACTGCTCCTTTAAATCCAATTTCTTCGATCTCGGAAATTGTATAATACCCGGCGGTTTTATTTTTAGGAAACTTAGGAATTATTAATTTATCTCCTTTTTTAACATCTTGTGCCTTAAGCCAAACTTCTTCTTTTTTACGAATTACTCGTATTGGGTGTTCTTCGGTACAGGTTAGATCTGGCATAGTTTTTCCAGGTACCTTAAAAGTTAAAAGGCGGCCATTATATATTCTTGGTTCTAGAGAGATAACTTTTTTAACATTGCCTAAATGTGTTCTAACCTCGTCACCTATCTTAATATCTTCAATATTTTTTAAAGTTCCATTATCTAATACAACCTTTGTGCCGGCTGTAAAACATCCCATACTTGTTTTAATTACCTGTCCTTCTGAAATTTTTCTAAGTGTGTTAACAACATCGGGGTGATCTGCTTTTAGTTTAACAACAATTTCAACCCTCTTCATATTATCATTATAATGAGAGAAGATAACACGGCCCATTGATTTTTTAGGATCCTTGTTAACATGGTGCTTATAAACATACCCACCGTCTTGAAAAGTGTGATGGCGTGCTTTTAAAGCTTCTTCGGGAAAGTAATCGCCATTCTTGTTGGAGCCATAATATTCCCCAGCAGTAAGTGCATTAATAAGTGCATAAAGATATCCATTCTCCCGCTCTAACGAGTTAATATAATTCTCAACTTCTGAAGCATACCCAGCAGTTTTAACCATACCTTTTTCTTTATCAAGTATGGTAAAAATACTAGGCTCTTGTGGATTCTGGATGTACTCTGCTACTTTTTCTATCATTTAAGCAAAACCGCCTGCGGTTAGAGCGCCTGTAATTAATGGTGCTGTATCAGGTGCACTACCACTTTCATTACTTTGTATGTCTTTTTCAATTCCGGATAAGGTTTTATAAGTGTCAATAGGTGGTCCACCATAATCGTCAACATAACCTCCTTGTAAATTCTGTGCTATAAAAGCTCCGGCGGCTACCGGGTCACTAGCCAGATGTGGGCTTGTGCGATATAATGTGCTCCACAATTTAATAACGTTCTTTTCTTCAGCTTCTAATAGCTGTGGATTTTCTTCGAGCATCTCTTTATAATATTTAGGCTCCATTAATTTTACGCCCATTTGTCGGCCAACGTCAATCATATTTTTAATAAACTGATTTATAATCACCGCTCCTGCAACAACACCTAAAAGTCCTACAGGTGACATATTAAATGCTTTTGTAGTATCTTTTGCGACCGTAACCCCTGTCTTACCTACTGCCTGAGGTTTGAATAAATTTTTTAAACCTTTAAGAAAATTTGCTCGTTTCTCTAGGTCTACTTGTGTTTGTGATTTGATGATTGCGCGTCTAGCTGCAATATCTAAAGCTTGAGCTTTTTTGTCCATTGCTAGTTATAACTCCTTTTTACTCTATTTGGATTCCAATTTTTGGTTAAAGCCTTTCCCGGAGGATTTTCTTTTCCGGCCTGGTGAACAGTTCCAGCAACAAAAGGTACAGAAAAAGCTGCCACTGTTTTCTTTTTATTTTTAGAAACCCATCTAAGGGCTCCGGCAGTCTTGTTACCCATGTATACTTCTTCGGCTTTGGCCACCTTTTGTAGGGGGTGGTCATCACTAATGTCTTCTTGTAATTTCTTTATTTCTTGTGCAGTCTTAACAATCTCTGCAGCAATGTTATTGAACTTAATAACCTTCTTGGCTAAGTCACTATTAAAGTTAATTTCTTTTTGAGCTCTTTTTGTAAATTCTTCTTCTGAAACTTCAAGACATATTCTGTCTTTTTCTAAATCTTTATTTAATTCTTCAACAAGATAGTCTCCAAAAGGCGCAGCTTCTTTTATAATATAGGTGATATCATTAATATCTGATCCACCGAGAACTGCTTGTTTTACCATATTGTATATAGGGGGAATTCGTGTTTCAAGGCTTATAGAACTTTCAATAATTTTGTTTTCATAACTGGCAAGTTTTCGTCTAACGTCAGCAGCCTCGTTATATTTCTCTGTAGCTGACTTTTCTTTTGTATACTCTGCTACCTTTTCAAAAAGATAGTCAGGGGTTTCAGTAATTGAATCACGATTAGGGGCTTGCCGATAATCATATATGTCAGAAGCAGCGGCTGTTTTTTCAGGCTCTACATTTGAGATTTGAGAAGGGTCTGCAACATCAAAAACAATATACGCATCATCTCCGGATGCTGTTTTAAGCATGTTTAAATGGGTGTTAATATTGGCTACCTCCGCTACTCTATGAATTTGGTGTTGGTTTAAACCATAATCTTCAGCAACCTTTGTAAGGCCGTCTGTAAGGGGGATTCCCTTTGATATATAGTCGTCTGAAATTTCTTCGCCGAGTTTTTTTAGTTTTTCTACTTTTAACATGATGTTTTAAATATATTCTTTAAGTTATTTACTGTCAAGTTTTACTGCAAAATTTCTCCTAAATCATAAAACATTATAGCTGCAATAGAACCAAACAGGCTAGAATGTACAAAATCATCGGGACCTACGTTCGTAAACTTCTGTGTATTTTTGTCCTCATCATACTCAATAATAACGTTTCTAGCATCTGAGGCTAAATGCGAGATGTCCTCCCATCTTGGTAATCTTAATTTACCGTTTTTTATTAATTCAAAATATTTATTCATTATATAATTTTTGTTCATTGTATATGCTCTCATTTTAGCATTATACTTGATGGGTTCTTTTTGTGCGCCAAGATGTTGAAAAGCTAATACCTTTTCTACGCCCAATCTTTTTCTAAATTCACTGTTTGGTGCTTCGCCCATTCCATAATCAGCAGCTAATATATTACAATTTCATTCTTTAAATATTCTGGGAACTTCTTCATGAATAAAAGAATAGTCGCTTTCCTTGCCTACAAATCGTTTAGCATAAGCAACCTGAAGCCTTCCATCTATTACTTGAATTATTGATATAACTGTGTAAGAGTTTTCACTATTTACCGGCCCATAATCAATTCCCATAATAGACGGCCGAGTTCTATAACCTTTATGTGGTTTAGAAGACATCTCAAAATCTTCTTTACAAGCTGCCATTAATTCAGCTTTTGTAATCGGTATAGATCCACTATCATATTCTAAGCCAAGTGTCTCATTATAGAATAAGGCTGTAGAAGTATTCTCCATTTTATAAATAACATCCTTTTCCCAATCGACCCAGGGAGAGTGTGCAAAGTGAAGCAAGCAGACTCTGTATCCTTCCATATCCGGCATCTTATCAGGGTCGTCATATGTTGAGACCCATTCTCCTTTAGCTGTCCTTAAATCTAATTTCTCGCCGCATTTACTACAAGCTAATCCGGTTAAAGCAATATTATCTGGTCCTAAAATATTCCAGTGGTTGCAAGCATTACACTTAATTACATATTCATATTGAGTACTCTTGAACCATAAGTCTGCAAGGGTGCCTTTTGTTCGCTTAGGAGTTCCGGCATAAACTGACTTTTTAATTAAAGATCTAGACATTGTTTCTTGGATAACTGTGATAACGTCTTTCTTTAAATCCTGGCAGTTACCAACAACAACGGGACCTTTTGAGTCCTGGTGTCTTACAATTAAAGTACCGTTAGGAACAGTAGCACAATACACCTTACCTTTATAATGCTCTGTAAAAGGTTCATTATTTTCATTATTAAGTACTCTTATACTTCTTTTTGAAACCTTTACAATGTACTCAGGATTCCCATACCTAGTTTTTTGGGTTATAACATTGCTGGGATTGCCCCCTATTAAACGAACTGCTTGAAGGTCATCTGCCAGTTGTTTGTCTTGGGTTCTAAAATGTGTCCATTGTACTGTAGCATTAAAAAAGTCTTCTGTGTAATCTCTATATTCAATAAAAGTTTCTAAAGGAATACGATTGTTCAGCCCCATTACATATTCTTTAAAATCCGGATCTGTTATAACATAAACATCTCTTGCGGAATCTTTCTTAGGTTTAACCCAATGTGATAATCCTAGATTTTCTAGGGATGTATGAAAGCTTGAAGAAAATCTATTTTCTTTAACATAGATATGTATTTTACCAGTATCATCATCAACTTCCCCTCTTGCAAAAAACCAACCCAAAAATGTAAAAAAGTCTTTGGCCGGATAACCCATAAATGTTTCCGGGGATTTCTTTTCTATAGGTTGTGGGTGAGTAAGCATCCGAAACTGCACATCAGTAGTTTCCTCAGCTTTCAAAAAGCCCCAGGTTTTTTCGTCCTGTATGTTTGCATATAAATTATGTCCGGGAGTTGTTTTTAAAAGCATGCTTTGGCTTTGGAAATTATAAACTTCTCCCTCGTAATCTTTTTGGATAATACGGGTTGGCTCTTGAAATTCTAATTGTTGGTGAGCATTTACAGTTGCAAAAATATCATCTTCGGTAATCCGGGATACATTTTTTCATCCCTTTTTTGTTAGTACTTCCATATCATCTGTAAAGCACTCATCAAAATAGTTATAATCTGCAGAAATACCACGAATACGATCAGCGTTTAATAAAGCATACCTTAAGTTAATTACGCTACCATTTATAAATTCTTTTTTATAAACATTCTGAACAAGGCGGGAATCAATGTAATGGTTTTGGATTAACGGCGAGTTTTTAATAACCGGCTCTAATTTATCACGTGCTCATTCTTGAGTCTGGGCTACAGCGGGTGAAACATATAATTGTTTTATATTACCCTCCATTAAAGCTCGGGACATAACTATATTTGCTAGCGATACGCTTTTCGATGTTTGTCGTGAGAACTTCATAACAACATCCTGGGCGGAGCTGTTATAGATTCTACGCATGTGGGGGTAATCATCCAGGGAAAGGGGCTTTCCCTGGAGATATAAGAAATTTTCTGAAAAGTCACTGAGCGTTAGCTCGACTGTTTCCTTTTTATTTTTTGCCATCTAACTGCTTCTTTTCTTTTCTCACGTTTTATTTCTGAGGGCTTTTTAAAAAATTGACGCTCTCGGTATTCCTCGAGGATACCAGCTGCTTGTACTTTCTTTTTGAAAGCTATTAGTGCGCCTTCTAGGTTATTGTTTCTTACTGTGACTTTTACTGACATATATAATATTTTAGTTTAAGAGTGGGTGATAAATTTAGAAATATAAGTTTACTTTCCAAAATTTTTGTTTGTTGAAATTTGTCCTACTCTATAATCTTTAATCTTAATAGCTTTTACTCTCTTAGGAGGCAGGGTTTTTTCAGTTGCTCTTTCAATTGACCCGAAACTTTTTCCTATGTCATCGGGGTCAGTCCCCCTTAACCTTTTTAAATGTCTTTGTATTTGTTTAACTGGTACTTTAGTCATTGTTAATTAAATCATTTAGATGTTTTGGTTTTTCAGAAACCTCTACATTGGTTTTTATTTTAAATTCATAATTTTCTAAAAAATTAGCTGCGCTTTTTTGGTCTTCTTTTTGCAACGAATCAATCCGGTCAGTTAATTTAATAGCCAAACCTGCCCAGCGTTGTGCAACGGCCGGCTTTATTTTGCTTTGTTCTTTAAAATTGTAATAAGAATCATTTACCATGTCCCGGAGCATTTCTCCAAAATCTTTTTCAGGGGCGGCCCCAAGCTTCCATAACAAATAATCCTTGTCGCCTTTCAGAGCCATTTTATAATACTTGTTTAGCTCAGGATCTTCAATATTATTTACATACTGCTGACGCTCGGACAAAGTCCAATCGGACACATTGAAAAAATATTTTAAAAATAACTCAATATCTTCCGCAGCGTATTCTACGTTAAATTTTCCATTAGAGATCATATCAATGTCCTGATCGTCTATTCTGGCCAGGGCCAGGGCTGTTACCAGTCGGTACATTAATGGATCACTTATAAGTTGGAAAGCTTTTTTAGGAGAAATAAAATCTCCATTTATGTGGAATCCGGTTAAATGAGAAAACATTTCTTGAATACCCATAGCTTCTATCCAATCAGGATCTGCTGGGTCCGGATCAACGGGATCAAAATAAGAAGGGTTGCTATCCTTAATAGTATTGATAATGATAGCAATAGCTTTATCGGGAATCGTTAAATTATATTTTTCAAGCTCTTCCAGAATTTGTTCTAGAGTTTTTCTCGATACAACTAATGACTCTATATACTTAATGTGTGGTATTAACATTTATACCTCCTAGGATGCTAATGATAAATATAATTTTAAACTATCTAAGTCCGGTGCAACAGTGGTGGAAAAAATATCTGCGCCTTCTTCTGTTAGCACAGATAACTTTCCATTATTTTTACCTATAATAGTTTCTGTTTCAAAACCTAAATCCTCTTCAATCATTAAACGTACCTTTTCCGAAAGTTCAGTAAAACTTTTATCTCCAGGATGTTCAATTAAAAATTTAGGTATTCCGTCCATTACTTAATCTTTTAAAGCAATAGCGCCTGTGCCAGTTACTGCGACTCCACCCGCAGCGCCTATTCCAAGGGCTCCTTTATTTTTCTTTGTATAATCAAGAGCTTTGTCTGACACCTCTCTTAAAGATTTGCCTATTGATTCAGCGTCTTTTGCAGGCTTTCCTTTTTTAAATCCTGTAAAAAATTTCCTACCCTTTGCTACTATTCCGGTTCCAATAAATTTTGCGTCTTTTTCTAGTTCGTCCTTAAAACCTTGTACAAGGTATGTATCTAAATTTTCCATTTGTTTAATTTAATTTATTTTTTGTGTTTAGTTATTTTTTGTTAGATAACATGAGATATCCGCCAACCCCAAGAGCAGTTCCAGCTCCACCAAGCGCTCCACCTGTTAGTACTTTCGGGCTTTTAAGATACTTGAGAGCCTTAGACCCGATCGATGTAGTTTTCCCAGCCTCGGGTGCTACCTTAGCAGCTGCTTGTGCAGTTTCTTTAACTTTTTGAGTTTCTTGAACTCCGGCTTTTGCATTCTCTATAAATGTAATAACCTCATCACTAAAACCTTGACGCAATTTAGGATTTTTTAGAAAATTATCCAACTTATCAACAATAGTTGAATTTTTAAATTTACGTACATCCACTTTATGGTTTACTTTTTGTTGGCGTAATTTACGTGCTTTAGCTTTTTCGTCTGCAATAATTCTGTTTGCTTTTTCGGCCTCTGCAATTTCAGCGTCGGTTACTGCTGCATTCTTGGATAGTAAATGATACCCACCGGCTCCTACAGCTGTACTAACCCCAGCCAGTGCTAATACTTTTGGATTCTTTAAGTATTTAAGTGTGTTAGCTCCAAGGGGGGTTTTCTTGGTAACCTTTGCTGCTTCTTCTGCAGCAACCCTCGCTGCTTCTTGTTCTGCTTTTCTTTGAGCTCAACGGGTTGTCACTGCTTCTTTGCCTGCTTTTTGTACATCCTTATTTGTTAAAAAGTCTTTAGTACTACTAAGTATACTTTTTTTACTACCATCTAATGACTGCGGAGGTATAAAACTTTCCATAGCTGCTGTTTGTATGTTTGGATTGTGGACTGCATCTAAAACTACTTCTTTTGCTGTCCTAGCCGCGGCTTCTTTTTCTATTCCGTGTTTAATTCCTTGTATAAGATATATGTCTAAATTTTCCATTGTTTTTAAAAATTGTTAAATGATGGTTGATTATATGGTTTTAATTTTGTTTGCTCTTTAACAGCACTAGTTAGTTTTGAAACTTTGTGAGGTTTGTAAGCTGAAAAGGCTCCTATGCTAGTTCCGGCGCCTAATTTAGCCGACTTACCTTTCCATGCTGTTCCGGCAAGTCCCTTTAAAAACCTCATCCCCCTTATTCCTAATGCAAAAGAAGCTGTTTTTTCATTTTCTCTTTTTATTAAAGCTTGTGCGCCTGTGAAAAGGGGGTAACCTACCGCTCCGGCAATCATTGTTTTTTTAATTCGGCCGCTTAGTCCTGAAAAAGGCGCTCCGGTTGTTTTGGATCCAGCTTGTTGACGGATAGTTTTTGTATCTAATGGCTGTGTAATAAGTGCAACGCCTGCACCACTAACTCCACCAGCTGTAGTATCAATTACATAATCTTTTAAAAATTCTTTTATTTCTTCTTTGTCTGCTTTCTGTGATGCTACTGCAACTCCCCCGGTAAGGGCCGCCGCCGTTCCTGATCCTAGAGTTTTATAAGGATTCTCATTAGCATAATCTTTAGCGTAATTTAAAACCTTTTTAAGTTTTGGGGGTTTGGCAAAAGAAGTTTTTACCATCTCGTCTTTAAACCCCGCTGTTATATATTTGTTCATATCTTAATTGTTGTAATATCTAAATTCCATTTTCTGATCCCATGAGCTTACATCAGTAAATGTTTTTTGTTTAAAAATCCCTAAAGCTTCCAACCACTTAATTTTGAATGTTAAAAAATCATCTATAGCTGTTAACAAATCTCCATCTTTTAAATAAACATCCGTCCAATTGGAGTTATATACCGATGGTATAATTCTACTAATTTCAGTAGCATCCATTGTAATTGGTAATTCCTTTTGGGGAAGCTCATTAGCATTTTCCATAAATTCATAAAAATCCTCTTTGTCATCTATTTCTTCGAAATCATGTTCCAGTGATATAAAATCTATTAATTTCATTATTTTGGCTTCCATAGAGATCTAGACTCTATGAGTTTTTTAATTTTTGGGTTACGTAAATAACCATAATTTGTAACTAAAACTGGTGCACCTCCCACCAAAGCGCCTACTCCTACTGAGGTCGCAATGTTAGATGCACTATTCTCGGTTTCTTTATCAGTTAAAACTCTGGTAGCTCCTACAGTCCCGCCGGCCGCTGCTAACATTCCTGTTAATCCCAGAACCTCTTTGTTTGAAAAAGCGGAGGGCACTAATGCGGCTTCTTTTTTAAATACATTTTTAGCTAGAACAGCTGGTATTGATACTGCTGCTCCTCGGGATCCCCAGGTAAGTGCTCGTTCTTTAAAACGTTCTTTTTTTAGACTATCCAGTTTATTGACTTGTTGTTTTTGTTTCTTACTGGTTGCTCTAAAAATTTTGTTTTTAGAATTTTTACCAATTGTTGATGTCAGAGATTTAATTTCAGTACTAAGCTCTTTTGCACGAGTTCCTTTTAAAAGCTGGAGAAGACGGCTTGCAGCATTTTTTTCTAAAAATTTTGCTCCACCATAAACTACAGGAAGAGCCAAGCCTGTTCTGGCCAGACCTAGGTTCATTTTCTGTCGGCTATATTCAGTATCCAAATCTTTTAAATTATCAACTTGCCTTTTGTAACCTTCCGGATCTAAGTAGTTTTTACTAAAATAAGGAAAATCTCGGACCCTTCGTTGTTGAGCTACTCCTGCTCTTTCTAGTTGTCGTAGATTTTCTCCTCGTATATATTTTATGAAATTTTTTGCTGTGCTCATTATAATCTAATTTTTTCTCTGAAAGGTTGTAAATAACTTCCCAACAAGCTTTCGTCAATTCCCATTTCTTTTAAAACTTTATTCCTGTTAATTGCTCTACTTGTTAAATAGTTAGCAAATCCAATTGCGCCGCTGGTCCCTAAACTTCCAGCAAGTACTGCCTTAGCTGGAGAAGCTGTTAGTTTGGATATTAAAGGAGCAGCAATAGACATCCCCACAGCTGTGGGTATTGCGGCACTTAAGATATCATCACGCCGGTGTCGTATTTCAGCATTTGGGTTTTCTATGTAATAGTCTTTTATAATTTTTTGCTTGTCCATGTCTAAAGTATATTCAACTTTTTATTTTAAGTCAAATTTTGGTATAAGAATATTGTAAATGTTTAATATTAACCGAAAAAGGAGATCTTTTACAGATGGCAATCATACTAGAAAAAGATGTTAAGCACATAGTCCTGTCAGACCGGTCTAATAAAAAGGTGATAGGGTGGTTGGAAAATGCAACCAAACAATGCATTGGTCCATATCTATATAGTAAGGATAATGTTGAGATGACACTAATCGGAAATAAGGTAAAAATTTTATTAGGGGAAATACCTACTAATAAACATATAATAACGGGATTCCAAAAACTAATCCGAAGAGCGCATAGAAAAGGATTAAAAACTTTCCCTTCTATAAAGTTCCAACTAGAGAGCGGTACTATTGTAACCTCTGGTCAGATTCTAACTCTTTCAGACTACGATAGCTTACTTTCTTGGAACCCAAGCGTTTAATATTCAAGCTTCCTTCTCGGATCTTTCTCTTTAAATAAGCCTTCTTTAATAGAACATCTTCTTCCTCATTAAACTTTTTATAAAAATGAGAAAAAGAACTATTAGCAGGTAGCTTATCTTTAACAAAGTAAATTCCTTTAACCTCATCTCGAGTAGGATAAAGAGATCTACGTTTTAAAGAAGAGGTAGGTTTATTAGATTTCCACCTTGACAACCATTCTGCGTGGCCTTTATTTATTTCAGATAAAGCCTGAGATTGCGGTTTAGGTGTATAATCTTCGGGAAGTCATTTTTGAATATATTCTTTATTGGGGTCAAGACGTTTAGTGGCGGTAAGGGGATTGCTTTTCCTAAAGTAGGGCTCAGCAAAATTACTGCCACTCGCGGCACTAGTTACATTGAATGTGGTTAGTACAGGATCATAATCCTTAAACTTACCACCAAGTCATTTAGCTATTACCTCGGGATCAATATTTAAATTCCTAGTCCCATATCGAGCTAAAAGCAGCCGGGCCCTATTATGGGGTTTACCGGTTTCCTCTAGTTCTCTAACGGCAGCATCGACCAAAGGAATTCCCGTTTCTCCTTTTTTTAGCTTAAGAAATTCTTTAGAGTTTTCGTCTTTGGCCCCGGGCAACTCTTTGTAGTCTTGTTGTTCGATAGCGCTTCTGGCAAACTCTCTAAATACTAGCTGTCTTTTAATTTGTGAAAGATAATCTTGCTCATCATCTGTTAGCTTTGAATTTTCCAGCTGAGTGTTCACAGCTTTAATAACATCTACAGGGTGTATGTCTCCCTTGGCTAGCTGTTCAGATAAGCCTGTGGAATAATTAGTTAAAATATTCCTATTTATTTCTTTAGGCTGGATCATCTAATTTTTTTAAATTAAGTTTTGACTCAACCAAATCAAGATCAATGTCCTCTACTCGCTCCGGAAGTTCAAAATTTGAAGCTGCTTCAAAGATGTCTCTATATACAGAATAAGATAACATTTTATAATTAACGTTGGCCCCGGTTAGTCTGGGAATTCCCCAATCCAGCGAGTATCTGTGGTGTCGCTCTATATAAGCGGTATAAGCAATGTCGACAAGTTGCTTCCACGCAACTTGCGCCTTTCTCTTTAAATAGGTTGAAATTTGAGAGCTGTAGTTTGGATTTGTGATTCGGCCACCCTCATAATTTTTATATTGTCGCTTTGCTTCTTTAAATCTTGAAACAATTTTATTAAATTCTTTTACTTTATTTCTAGCTACAACAAGCTCACCAAAATATTTTTGCTCTGGGGTTACCGGCGGTTTAGAAATGTTTGGCTGGATTAACCATTCATCTGCTTTTAAATCATACACACCAAAGTCTCTTTCATACAAACCTCTTTTTGTATGTTTATTCCAAGGTACTACATAATACTGGTATGTTCTGCTACTTAGGGGTGAACGGAAATGTTTATGGGATATATCTCCCACAAGTTCACTTTTCATGCTACCGGTTCACTCAGGTTTTGGGTTATCTAAATATACTGTAATATCAACATCGCTGGTATCATTATAACGTAAACCAGTTAATGAGCCTCCTAGTATAATCATAGGAATATCATCTAGCGGAATCTTCTTACTTATATTTTCCAGAAGCTCTAGCCGAATATCAGAGTGAAGTTTATTGTATTGATTAAATAAATCCGGGGCTAGCCTGTCTTTTGCTTTGTCTAATATGCCTGCTAATTTTTTCATTTTAATATTGAGAGTAAGGGTACTGGTTTATACTTCTATTTCTTTTATTTTTCGAATGATTATAATACATTGCACCACCTCCAGCTAAAGTAGCGCCGCCGGCCAGCATATACATTTTATTTTTTGTGCTTAGTCCTTTTTCAACATTTTCACTAACTTCGGGTGTTTTGGGAATACGCTTACCTGCTGCAATATCCATATCTTTTTGTATGGTTTTTACCTTTTTAAAAGCATAAGGATTTTTTGTGTTTAACAGTGCTTGCTGTTGCTTTAACTGTTGCCCAACTACACTTTGTAATTTTTTAGAATTAGGTAAGTATTTTAGTGCTACTGATTGCCAAGAAGAATACTTTCGCATTTTATCTGTTTGCTTTTTTAACTCTTTTACTACTTCTTTTAATTTTTGACCTTCATCTAAATTTTTAAAGTCTGATTTTTCGGCCTTCTTTGTTCTGTATTTTTTACCAGCATCATACTGAGCTCCAGCCGAAATAGCACTGATGCCCGCTGCAGTGGTACCACCAACAAGACCAGAAACAACCCCGACGCCTTCTTCAAAAGTTTCAGAAATTGATTTTTTATTTTTAGATTCAAAAGCCTTTACTAATTTTTCATTAGCAGCGTACTCGTCAGCTAAACCTTTCCAAGTTTTAGCTTTATCGGTATTAATTTTTAGATTTTTTAAACCAGTTGTAAGATCATCTATGGACCTTACATTTTTTAAATTCTTTAATCCTGACAACGACTCCTGGATACCATCCATAGAAACTTTGGACTTTTCTAAGAATTTTTTTTGTTTTAAGGCGATAGGAGAAGCTTCGCCTACTCTTTTTAAGGCTTTATAATTATACCATGGAGAAATTGCCCTCATGGATGATTTTCCAGCCCTGCCTAAAGATTCGCCTAATAAAGAAGTGGGATTTCTTCTTCTTGCTAGTGCAGCTCCTGCGCGTAGAGCTAGGCCCGTTGCAACAGTTCCTGTTAAATAACCACCAAGCGCTCCACCTGCTGAAGCAATTGCTTTATTCTTGGAATCTGCTTTAGTATTTTTATTTTTATGAGCCTGATCAATAGTTCATTTCCCGGTTGGCTCTACTCCGGCCAGAAATGTTTTGTATGCTGGTGTTTCTTTTTCTTTTGACATGATATATTATTATATGAAATTAAGAGGACTCTTTCAAGGCCTGCAGGAATTGATTATTTAATTTTTGTTTTTTGTCTGCGATCTGATATAAATATTCATCAGTAGATCTTTTTCGTTTGGCTCCTAAGAACTTTCTAAACTTGGACGGTTCCGGAGTAGTACTTATATATTTTTTAACGCGCACATTTCTTTCATTTTCTGGTAAGTGAGCATGAGAATTAAGTCTGGCCGCCCTACCTATTGTTTGCTTTATGCGTGCTGTATTCCAATGAGGTTCAGTTATCTGTACAAATTTGGTGCCTTTTAAGTCCAGGCCCTCACTACCGGCCCCACTAAGAAGCAGGTGTCTTACCTTGCCCTGGTTATAATCTTTTATTATTTTTGTTCTATCCTTTTTGCTTGTTTCTCCTGAAAAAGTTCTATAAGGTATTTTTGAATTTTTTAATTGATTGTCTATAGAGGAAATACCAGAGCCCAGATAATTAGAATATGTTATACCCTTGTAATTAGGATCCTTTTTATAATTTCTTTTAATATCACTTACAATCTTTTTAACCTTAGGGCTAACATTATTTCCCCGAACATCATAAGATGATGGGGTATTAGAAATCTGCCGAGTCGCATTTAAAAATGCATTCATCTGGGGACTTTCGGCTTTACTTGCCGGAATGCCTTTTCTTATTTTATAAGCAAGAGAAGGAGACTTTTTTAAAGCTGTATTATAAACTTCAAGTTGGCGCTTGCCCATTGGGACTTCTATAATTTCTTTTTTAATTTTAGGAAATGAGTCTGAGTTTGACTTCTGATAATCTACCTTTCCTTTTAAGTGTCGCTTTAATACATGAAGATTTTTTGCATGATATTCGGTTCCTGGTTTTACTCCTTTTATGTATTTGGCTCATAAACCTGGATTAACTTTTTTCTCTTGTATAAAGAACTCGTTAAACTTTTTACTATTCCTGGGAATATCGATATCCAGCCCTCTTAGCAGGGGGATAAGTTCTGAGGGGTGATTACGTATAGGAGTTCCTGTAAGTAGGATCTGTTTATCAGCTTTAAACTTATCCGGGTAACGACTTCGTTGGCTTGAAAGTCGACCAGTGCGATGAGCTTCATCATATATTAAAAGAGGGTAACGTTTTCCTTTTCTAGCATTCGGTTTTGTATAAGATGAGTAATCAACTTTTGATTTAATCTTATGTTTTTTAGCCTCTTCTTCAAAGTTTCCTTTAAGTGATGCCGGGCCAATTACTTTAGCAGGGGCTTTAAACTTTTCTGCAATTGATAAAGCTGCAAGGGTCTTACCCGTCCCCAACCCCCAATATAAAAGTTGTTTATCATTCTTTTCTAGTTTTTTTAAAACCCGCTTTTGATGGGGTTGTAGCTCTGTTTTAGACATTATAGTAACTTTTTATATTTTCTAATGATGAGAAACATTCTTGCATTCCTGCAAATTCATTATTGGGTATATATTTATGATCTTTACATCTATTTTGTAAGTCTTTTTCTTATCCGGCATTGTTTTCCTTTTCTTTTTTCTTAAAGTAATCTAAAGCTGCCTTTCTTTTTAAGTTTACTCGAATAACTGGAATTTGGTCTAGTATTCCAATAGAAGCTTTCCACCTATGGTGTCCGTCTATTATATAACCATCTTTAGATATCCAGATTGGTTTAAAATTTTCCGGGCTTTCTTGTAAATTCTTTTTAATGTTTTTTACCTTATCAGAATTAAAGTAATCCTGTGAAGGCGTTAAGCTTTTTGGGCTTGTATTAAATCTTTCCTTTTTCAGATTTACCTCTTTAGGGTGAGGAAGCTGAGGCATACTTTTTCTTTTTCGGGTTAGTTTAGCTTTTTTAATTAAGCTGCTTCCTGCCCCTGCAGCGGCGGATGAGACTCCACTTAAGAGAGCTATAGGTAGGTGCTTTTTAGATTTTGCCATCATACTTAAGAAAGCTCCAGGGGCAAAACCAGCTGAGCCTCATATTAATCCATTTTTCAAGGCTACTTTGCTTTTTTGCTTCATTGCTCTTTTATGCATTCAATCCAAATCTCTTTCTTGGGCCCAGGTTTTAACTTCTGAAAATGCTTGAGGATCCTCTGAGGTTCTTTTAGCTAATGAGTGCCAGTCAGATAAAATTTCTTTACGTACGTTTGGCGAAAGTTTTTCAAGAGATACTGGGTCATTTTTTCGTTTATATGCATGATGATCTCGACTACCTACATGCCGATCTGCAGCTTCTCTGAAACGCTGGGCTATCTCCGGGGATACTGCTTCTCGGGACCCTAGAGCACGCACCCCTTCAGGGCCAAACCAATAGTCACGGTAAGGAGTTCAGTTGTTGGGCTTAAACTTGTCTCAGTCATGAGCAAGTAACTGAAGACGCGGAGCATCAAGCTGCCGGCCGCTTTGATAAACATCTTTTTTATGTTTAACTAAATATTTTAGTTGCTCCCAATCTGCCTTCCTGTCTTCCAGAAAAGAAGCTTGTTTTATAACACCAGCATTTTTTAATTTTATTCACTCGCCTAATCTATCCAGTTTTTCATTTCTGCTCCTAGCTCTATAAGCGCCTAACCCGGCTCCTACTGCTGCACCGGCTGTTCCTCAAGCTCCAATAGATTTCAATAAGGGCTTGCCCTTGATTCCACTAAGACCTTCACCAATACCGGTAAGTGCTCCCACAGTAGTTCCAGAGACGGCTGCTTGCTCGGCCATACTCTTGATAGTGTTTTTTCTTTTATATTTACGAATTACTTTATCTATTTCTTTATTAGTCATAGGTAGGTTTATCTAATAGACTCCCATTTTGCTGGTTGGAGATTATCCTTTATTAACCTTTCATATGTTTCAGAATTTTTATCTTTAAGCTGGGATAGAATTCCGCGAAGAAGATTAACGCGGTCTCGTTTAGGTTTTTTTATACTTTGCGGCCCTCTTGCTTTAGTTAAATGTCTTGCTCCTAGACCTCCTATCATAGCTCCTCCTGCTCCTCCGGCAATAAATCCTAAAGGTTTGTTCCTGAGTGTTATTCCCATTCCTACTGCTCCTGCTAATCCACCTAACATGGACCCACCAACGGCGCTATCATTTACTGCAGAAGAAAATTCTTCTGGTGTTTGAATATCTCCGGCCGCGTAACGCTTATAGGTATTTAAATAATCTTTTGCTTCTCCATCTATGATATTATTAACAATTTGCTCGATTCGCTTTTCTGCTTTTTCAGAATCATTGTATTTAATAGCACGTTTATATTGCTCATCATCTTGTAGCTGTTTAGAAATCTCATCAAGAGTTCTTAGATAGTTGGCTACTTTTGTTATGTATGCTTGCGTTGTTTTATTCATTACTTTCATTCTTTTTAATTGTTTTTGTGTTACTTTATTATAAGAGTTTCGTATCTTTCCTAGTTCAGGTACAGCACCATGGCGGCCAATAATATACTCGTAACTAACGTTTTAGAGTTACTTTCTTTTTATTAAGTTCTCGTAGTAAATTTCGAGTTGCCCCAAAGTTAAAGCTATTTTTTTCAAAATCCGCTTTTTTATTTAACATTGCTAATAATTCTTCTTTTGATTTACCTTCAACCTTGTCTTTATAAGGCCTAATTAATTGTTTTTTACCAATAGGTAACCCTAGTATCTTTTTCCTTTTTCTTTCTGAATAATATTTAAGAGTGTTAGAAAGAGTATCTTTATCCAAATTTTTTGTTTTCTTTTTAATTGCTACATAACCTTCCATTCCCTTTTCAGGGTCAAAGGACTTTAGTTTTTTTCGAACTTCGCCAATGATTCCTTTACTAACTTCTAACTTAGTATGACCTCCTTTTGCTACTTCATAAAGGACAGGAGTCTTATCTTTATAAGGAGATAGATACATTAAAGCCGATTGCGGAGAACGTCTAGTTCAGCTGTGGTGTTGGGTTACATATTTTTTATCTTTTGATAAAGAACTGTCGCTTAAATCAAATGCTATTTTTTCAAATTTATCCATTCTTATTCTTTTAAATATTGGTGCTTGGTGCATTCCAGAGGTGTGCCGGCGCTGACTTTTAAACTCGGCCCACTCTCCTATATACTTTTCGGGGTTCTGATATGCGTCTCTTCTAAGTTGGTCGTCGAGTCCGGAACCTACTTTTAATTTAATATTACTATTTTCCGGCTTAACTATAAAACCGCCAATTCCATTATTATGATATTTGCTATCAGGGGCGGCTGGGAATACTCCTACAATTTCTGCGTCCCAATCGAGCCGTTTTTTGCTCTTACGCGGCGTCGGACTATCTAAGTCATACACCACTATGCCTTCGTCGGTTAGCGGGTGTCTCTGTTCAAATATGGCCTTCTGGAGCTCTTCTTTTTCCTCTTTTGTTCTTGCAAAAGGAGGAACCCCAATTGTATTTAATTTTCTTTTAATTTCATCAAGCATTGGAAGCTTTTCGGAGAAAGGCAGATCTTCTACATTTTTTCCTTTCCATTTTACAACATCGAACGCAGCTACGCTAAGCGGCCTGCTTTCTTTGCTTTGGATTTCCCGGGATTTCCAAACATTAGAATTTAGTAGCCGGGCCGTTTGTTCACCGGGGTGGCCGGGAGTATAAAGCTCTCCTCTTAATATTGTTTTCTTAAATTCTTCTGGTATTACTTCTTTATAAGCTTCGGTTCGATACGTGTGATCTATCCTTTCGGGGCCTCTTCGTGATTTGCGATATGAGAATATATCAGGTGTTTTACCACCTCTTAATACTATAAGATTATGGGCCCCATCAAGTTTAGGAGCCCAAACCTCTTTATCCTGTCTGTGGGCCGGGTCTAGTTTTTCCAGCTTTACTGTTTTATAACTTTTTTTAGAGTCTGGAACATCCTGGAATACTTTAGTTTCTTCAGTTGGGGTGTAATTATAAAAAAGAAAGTTATCTGTCCCGGGCTTTCTAAGAAGAATATATCTTTGTGTGTCTCGGCCGGTATATCTATTAAATTCTACTTTGTTTGGAGTGGCTTTTAAAACTTCTACAGGTTCTTGGGTTAAAGACTTAACAGTTCCTTTACCATAGCCCTTTTCGATTGTTCCAGAAAAGCCCATGTAATCACGGGTATGAAGATCGACATTTATGGCCGTTGTCTTCTGGCCGGGCTCGGGTAGTTTCTTTGAAGCTCAAGAGTATGCTTTTTGGGAGCCTTTTGGGGATAAGCGGATATCTAGATGCCTTCCAGCTCGCTCAGCGAGGTGCTCTTGGATATTAAGATCCCATTGCGCATTCTGTGCGGTAGGGATTGTTCCTTTATATTTTCTTTTTGGGATTCCGGGTGCGTCCATTGTTAATTATATTAGATTATTTAATAATTTGCAAATTTTGGTATAAGAATAATGAAGAAGATCTAAATCTTCTTTACTGAGCAATAATGCTCGATAAAAGTAAACAAACGGTGAATAAAATGGATTATTTAATAATTGTGTTAGCAATAGCTTGTGCAATAGGGATAATATACCTTGTAGATAGAAAGCATCAAAAAAGGATGCAAGAAGCGCACGATCAGGGTGTACGGTTAAGGATGGCGAAGGAAGCCTGCTGCGCAGTAGATTTTGGTTGCCTAATGCAAAACGTGGAGAGAGTAAAACATCTTTTGGAAAAAGATAACCTCAAGTATTCTGAATGGATGACAGCAAGGAGATACATTACTTCATGCAGGCAGGATATAAGATATCTAAGAGATGAAAACTTTCAACTAGACATCTTAAGTGAGCTTGAGGTAGATTTGGACGCTTATGAAAAAGCGTCTGAAGGCATCAAGTTTACTGAAAAAGAGGGGAGTTAAACTCCTCTTTTTTAGCTTAAGATTTTTTTATTTTTTTCTAGTAATTTTTTAAGAGCCTTTTGCCCAGCGGGGCCCATTCCTACAAAGGGGACATGAGCTTTTAAATTACCCCAGCCGCTTTGATCGGCCCGATAAGCACTCTTTCTGGTCATCTACTTGCCACTATTTTTAAATGCATTATATGCTGCTACTCCACCCCAACCTGCTGCTGCTCCATAGAATGGTAATTTTAGGTATTTTGGCATTTTGTATAATCTGTTAGTTGTGACTGAGGTATCTGAGATTATCTTTTTAGCAGCGTTCTCTCTTATTACTTTTGAAGCATCATTTGCTTTAGATTTATAATTATCCAGATTATCAAGAACTTCAGATAATGAACTTTTAAGAGAATCTTTCTCATCTAAAATAACTGTTGGAGTTCCTTGCACTTTTGAGAAATGTTTTGCATTTCCTACCATATGCGGTGCATAAGAATCTTTTACGCGGTTTGTAACAACCGGCAAAACAGGCTTTCCTTTAGCAATTGCTTCGGTTGTACTTATCCCATGTGGCCGGGCCAAGACAACATCTGCTGAGTCGATAACTTTTTCATAATTTTTTTCGAATCCTTGGGCAATAACTCCTTTATATTTAGACATGTTTTTACGAACATTCTCATTTTTACCACTGATTCCAATAACTTGTATGTCCTTTCTTCCAGACTCGGCCAGCTGACGTGTTACCTCGTCAACGTCGAACCCAGTAGTACCGCCTGTTACTGCTATTAATTTCTTTTTAGGATCAAGCTTTACTTTCTTTCCGGTGGCGTTACCTTTATTATCAAACATTTGGATTTCTTTCAGCTTAGCTCTTCTCTTTTTAGGGGTTTTCATGAATTTAGAAGAGATGGGCACAGAAGGTATATCCGTCATTGGGATATTTACATGTGAAAATATCCCTTTTGCTTCGGCAGAAGGCGTATAAATTCTGCTTATGGATTTTTTATCTTTTCCGTCTAAACCAAAAGATGAATACCAAAATCCTTTTGATCCGGGTGTATCAACACCATAATCAGTCATTACCATTTCTGGCTTGATACCCATAGGTTTAATAAAATTAGTAGCATCGGGTTGTGTAACAATAACTCGCCCGGCTCCTTTTAATTCTTTTTGTAATTTTCTTTTTTGGGTGTTACGCATAGGGCCCATTCCTAAAACGAACCCTAGATAATTTCTATACCTTTTAGGGCTGGGGGTAGAGGGCGCAGTCATCGTGTCATAGCGAGACTTATTGAATTTAGAAAGATATTTGTTTCTGAACCGAGAATAATCAGTAAAGTTAATAGCTTTAGCCGACCCTTTGCCATTTAATTTCTCGTGCTCTTCTACTAAAGACTTTGCTACAGCAGCGTGTCCGCCGCCTCCCGGGTTATGTTTGCCGCCTTCAGTTACAACAACCAGCTTATTACTTTTTGGGTCAATATTGTTTTGGAATTGTTGTAAATATTTTTCTCGGATAGTTGGCGTTGCCAGGGATCCGGCCGCTACCGCTGCAGGGAATGCTACAGGCTTATCTTTTTTCTTATTTTCTTTTGCTAATTTTCTAAACCCGTCGGCTGCTAAAGCTGTTCCCCCTAGCCCTGCAGCTCCCATTGTTGCAACAATGGCTGGGTAAGTTTTATTTCCTGGTGTATTTTTTTCTGCTCTATATAATTTTAACATGGCTCTACTTTCTGGTTTGGTAACATTTTCTAATCCTTTTTCTTTTACTTCTTTTAAAAATACGTCTAATGTTTTTTGGAGTCGTTTTAATCTTCTAGGAGTGCTATTACGCTTCATGGCTCGGTTCCCTATAACCTCTGATCCCCAAAATTTTAAAACATCATTTGGCTTTCCTGCAAACTCGGTGTAATGAGTAGACATAAAGGGGTTCTTTTTAGGAGCTCTTATAATTGTATTTCCAAAAACTTTTTCTGAAATTGTTGCTTTTCCTAGAGATGGGTCTAATTTCTTTTTATGGTATCTAATAGCTGATTTTCCGGGCGCAAACTTATTTAACATGTTGTCTGAAAACTTAAGATAATTTTTTACTCAAGAAGCGTGATCACTTTTTGATAACATTGGGTTCTTAAGTATTGGCGCGCCTCGATATGCTACCGCTCCGCCTAAAACTGCTAGTGGTAGTCCTATTGCTATTTTTGCTTTTTGTCGTGCTGAGTTTTGCTTATCAGTTCCCATAGATAATTAATATATTCTCCAAAACTCGATAAGTCAAGAAATTGATTCAGAAAGTGTCAAATTTTGGTATAAGAATAGTGTAGAAAGTCTACATATAACACATATAAACAAATAGGAGGCTTGTGGAAAATATTGTTATTATCTTAACTGTGATTCTGTTAAGTGTCATGATTATAGATTATGGCTTATTTAGATGGAATAACAGAATAAACAACCCGGATATTATTCCTGGGTTGAGGGCTTGGTTATTAAAAACAAAACTCCGGGGAAATTTAAACCTCGAGGAAAAAGTCGAGGTCCGTCGGCTCATTAGAAAGGTCTACAAAAACAAATACATTATTGAAATAGAAGATCTAGAATATGAGCTGGGGGTTATGGACTTTGCAGTATACTTAGAGCAAGGGTGTGAGTTGCCGCTTTATGAAATAATCTCCATTATGGAGGAATTAGGTAAAGAGCCAAAGACTTACAATCTTTGTCATGGAGATTTAAAAATCTGGGTCAAACATAGTTATTATTATGAGAAAATATAAATTCAACGTCCACTTTCATGACGGAAAAGTTGTGCGAGTAGACGCCACGCATTTTGACCATGCAGTAATTAAAGCTTGTAATGAGCATGATAATAATAGCCTCCCCGAGCATATTGAGCGGGAAGATGGATCATCTTATTCACTTAAGATGATAAAAGTAACGTAAAAACAATAACCCGGGCTTCAATTATTGAAGCTTGATAAAAGTAAAATGGTGAGTAACATGGAAACAGTAAAAATTTATACGCATATTCCCGGAAAGAATATGCATGTTGTAGGAGAAGATGGAGAGGAGATTATTCTTCCAACTTCTAACCCTATAAGGGTTAAGATGAAAAAAAGACTCCATGGAGAAATTCATGGTGTCAAAATAGTTCGCGACGAGGTTATGGATATTTTTGGTCTTGAAGAAAATGAGCCACAGGAAGGAGTTCTTCATGTGGTGACATACTTTGTAGCCCAAGCTGTAACAAAGCTTGGATTAGCAAGGAAGGATTTGCTGATAACCGGGGAAACCTGGGAGATTAATTCTACTACAATTGGGTGTGAGCACTTAGTTGTGGGTCATAAACTTGACAATAAATATTTTGACTCTGCAAATAAGTGGAAGATTGGCGGGCATCCGTGCCCACATTGTAATGCCATTGACTGGGATTATGATGATCCTGATTGTAGTTACCATCGCGACTCTTTAAAAGTTGGTGACAAGCAATATCTGGAAAGTTTTGAGATGCGTCGAGATGAAAAATAAAGAAGAACAAATTAAGATTGTCTTGGATCTACTTGATCCAGGGCAGCTTATTGAACCTAAAGTAGGGGGGATACTTACGTTTGTAAGAAGACTCCCAATTAAAGGGAAGTACTATTCAAACGTCTTAATTGAAACATTTGCAGAAGAGGTATTTGAGGAATACCGTAAGCATTTGAATAAACTAACTTTAAAGGAGTTGATTATATTGGAAAAGCATTTAAAATGCCCAACAATGGTTAACTTCTTAAATACAACCTTCCCAGACATACTAGAAGGGCTAAGTGAAATAAAAGATAAACAATAGACTTCGGAGGATTGGGTGAAGAGAAGGAGAAAATTCAAATTTGAATTAAATACACTACTATCAGAAGATTTTGAAAAAAGTAATCTGGTAGGATTGAAGTTGTACTCGGAAAGGGGCCGCTTCAAATTCGTAAAACACAGGAAAAATCTTTTTCCTATGTATCAAAAGGACAGTACAGGTTGCCCTAGTAGCGATCTGGCTAGATATTTAGGAGTTCCACATCACAGCAAAGTTGTTGCACATAGTTTGTGCTTTGACTTTGAAAAGGTATGGACTGCTAAAACAAAAAATTTACATATTATACAATCATGCAAGGCAGTGTGGTTACTGCATGGCTTTATTGATTATAATAATGTAAATTGTAAAATGAGCACCCAGTATAAGAATTTACAAAACTGGAAGAAGCTCGAGTTAAACCAAAAGAAGGGCTTGGTACGTCTGATTGAGTCCCTCTTGAATTAAACCAAACAAATAATGAAAAAAGCAGCAAGGGTTAATAAAAGAAAGGTTTTGGTAGAAGAGATTCCTTTGCTAATTCAATTAGCGGAAGTCTTGTACCGTTACCGGAACGAGGACCTCCAAAGTATGAAAGTAAAAAATTTAAACCCGGAAAAAAGTTATGAAGGGTTCATAATTATTACTTTCCATGGGGAGGATATCCCAGAGCCAGTATTAAACACAGCCGATATTGTAAGGTTTATTAATGCTGGTATACCAATAACCAAGGAAACAACTCTTGGTGAAATAATTACGCCCGGTACTAGGTGGAAAAAATGGGACAAACTATTAGGTAAGTTTGTCGACGACTTTGATAGCCTCTTGGCAAAACAAGAAATGTTAGCCGGGGGGTGTCATGGATAAAAATCACCCTACTAAGGAAGAAATCCTGGAGTTTATCCAGGAAAACGAAGAAGAAACATCCAATGAGGATGAATAACTAAAGGCCTCTACAACACTGTGGGGGCCTTTCATAAAAGTAAATAAATAGGAAATAAAATATGAATCTACGAAGAATAAAAAGTTTTTCAGATCATAATATTAAAAAGGCTGAAAAGTTAAAAATTTATCTGACAAGGGAAAATGTACTTATCGTAAAATATACGTATGCTGGAGGTAAGCATATAATGCCCTTTCCGCTCAACAAAAAAGAACGACCCTACAACAAAACTCTCGAGTTTGCTATTGCGTATGCAAGCTGGTTAAGAGGGAATATAGGAAAGTCGGTGGCAAAAATCCATATTTTTGATAAGCCGGCTCAAAAAAGAACCCGAGGTGGGGGAAGAGGTAAAGCTCATCCTTACTCGTTTCCCGGGGCTACTTACTATGAAAACGGGGGCAACCCTTATTATCAGGCTCGTACTGAGATAAAGGGCGTAAAGCTTCCTAATGGGAATCCTCACATTGTAACAGAGACATTCAAAGTTTCTGAGTATGTTGAAAGGAAACGCTTTAAGACGCATCGACAAATGTTAATGCACCTGCGAAAAACTATTGAAAGATGGATTGGGTGGACATTTATTGGAAAGCCTGTAATAATCGACGGGTCTCGTGTTCTTTTGAGATTTGTTCCGCGACATCATGCACTTAAAATGATAGGAAAAGAAGGATGGGAGGACGTTTATGGAGGGAAATGCAAGCACAGCAAAGGCTATTCAGACCTTGAAAGACTCTGAGTTCCATCCAAGCTTTCAAGATTATGTTCGTATAGCTGTTGACGTAGGCATCTTTCTATCGGAAGATAAGGAAGACTTGATGCGTTTGGCTGCTAAAGTAGATGGCAATCATGGGAAATAAACCTAAAGAGGGCGAGGACTATTATTTTAATAGTTCTGGCCTAGTTGTTATGACTAAAAAGTACCTCTTGAAGAGAGGGTTTTGCTGTGGAAACGGTTGTTTTCATTGCCCTTACGATGGTAAGAAAGGATCGAAAACAGTTAAAAATAGCTAGTTTTTTCTAAAAATTGGTATAAGAATAATGAGGACAATATAAATGTATTGTTTCTCACTGGGCAATAATGTCCGATAAAAGTAAATTATAAAAACCATGTTATATAAAAAAAGAAATAATACAACAACAAAAGAGGACTACCAAAAGTTGTCCTCAATCTTCTTGATGGTTGGTGCATACTTTATGGTGTATGCCGCAGGATGTGCATTAAAAGCACACGAGAAGGAGGATTAACTTGGAAGGGGCTTTATGCCCCCTCTTTTTTTTATTAAACCTTTAACTAACCTTAGGAAAACTATGCTTTTTCTAGAAAAAATTATAATGGCTAAAAAGCCCATAATCCCAATAATAAGTATATTTGGAGTACTTGGCTTTACCACGATGATTGTTGGTATGTTTGCAATATCTGAAAAAGCCTGGGACGATAAATCTGTTCAGATCCTTAAACCTTCTGGGGATGTCTTCTACTATCATGAAAAGTTGGGCATACAAACGTGCTTTACAAAAAAGTAAAATAGTGTTCACTAAGGAATGCCTGGATTTGACTAGTGATTTCGAAAATTGGTGCAAAATTATTAGTAGTTCAAAGCGGATTGCTGATTGTAAAATAACGGGGAGGAAAGGCGATTCTTTCTACATAACCGTGGAATACAAATTTGGTAATGCCATAAACAGAAACATTAATATATTAATCAAAATAAATAAAAAAGAATGGATACAAAAACAAGAAACAAAATAATGAAGCTGACGGCTGTTATTATCTGGACGAGTTGTTTGTGGGTGTTTGTGAGCGTTGTCTTTCAAACATTTGTAAATGATACCTCAATAATTAGTGGAGTTCTTGCTGGGCTTGACTGGCTCTTATTCTTTATCATCATGATAATAGCTGTTTTCGGTTCCATGGAGCTGTGGGATAAAAGTAAATATTAATAATGGAGGATAAATGTATTCTTTAGTAGCATTAATAGTAATCTACTCAACACTTGGAGTAATTCTTTGTTGGAGACTAATTAAATTTGGAATCCGGAGAATAAGATACAAAAAGATGGGGGATGAGGAAAAGCATGAGGACTTCCAGCGATGGCGTACCGGGGATAACATTGAGTTTCAATTAAATCTCAATGATTCTCAAATAGGTTATCTATATGGCCTGACTGATGAGTTTCTTATGCTAGAGATAATGACGACACGTGGATCAAACCAAGTTGTGAAAGTTGAACCTTTTCAAGTTATAGAAAACCGAACCAATGAAGTGCGAAAGGACTATGTTTCATTGAACAAATTTTCACAAAACACGAAAGACACACTATCAATTATTGATAAATGGTCTGAGGAAGACTTTGCTTTTAAAAATACTAAAAGTCTTTCTGAGCTAAAAGATAAGCATTATATTAATCCCATTCATGAAAGAAGAGTTTAAATCCCCTTCTTTTTTTTTGGCTTGAGATTTTGGTATAAGAATAGTGAGGATAATGGTTTAAAATCCTGCCATTATAGAACAAATCTAGCTTAATAATTAAAGCTGGTGAAAAAATCTTAGATATGGCCTTAAAAAATTAGGCAAAAAAATATATGGATTTACTTTTTTAATCTAAAAAAAATAAAAACAAAAACGAAGTTTAACCCTACTAAAAATAAATAACTTATATCTCACACCGTGTATCAAAAAGGTGGGGGGTCGATTAGGAGTCCCAAAAGGCAAGATTAAGTTTAACCCATTTAATTATGAATCATAAAGACACACTACAAGTAATGCGAGTAGAGTTAAATATTATAAGAATATGATAAAATGGCGCCGGGGGGCCGTCAGGCCCTCAAACAATCTCCGCTAACCACAAACACCCTTAAACAATCTCCGCTAACCACAAACACCCTTAAACAACCCCCTAACACCTGTAGAAAACTACAAGACCTCCAAAAACACCCTATTATTATGAAGTACAACCCAGTTATAGTACTAACCCGTTAAACCGTTAAACCGTGGAGAGCTATGTTAATTATACGAGCCCCCAGACGGTACACCGGTGAAACGGTAAGACGGAGGAGAATCTATGAATAGTTATGGGTTTATTAGTCTCTAAACTCTTTTGGTGTCTTACAAGTCTTTAACCATAGTGTTATAATGTCGAGTGGCATAGTTCCATACATTTCATTGCAAGAACATTTCATCATACAACCTTCAGATGTTCCTGCATAGATATGTACGTATGCACCGGCACGATTACACTCGCTACAAGGTTTTCTTGGACCACATTTGGCCCCAAATAGCACTTCTTGGGCTTTATTAGGCATATTATTTGGTGGATTTTTTTAATGTTGGGTTTTAATTTGGACTCTTGGCTTTAATACAGGGTACGGGCTACATATTTAGACAGAGACGGCTTATCTTTTATTCTGGCTTGTCGCCGCCCTCCGGAGCAAGTGAAACGCTGTCAAAGCCAATCTGAAGAGATTTTATAATGTCTCTGTCAACTTTATCCCAATATGTATAATCAGCAGTTTTTACACTGGTTGTCTTTGTTTGAATCGGTCTTGAACAGTGTCATAGTACCAATTATTTTCTGTTGAGAGCTCGTAAGCACTTTTGCCTGTAATTTTCATGACTTCTGTGTGTGAAAACAGCGAAAAGACTATATTTTTCAATACTGTACCGACTTTTGAGTTTTCAATCTCTGAAAAGTCTAATACTTTGTATTTAGGGGTGGGTGTGTGCCAGCCCATTGAAATATGTCTTGTGGTGTATGGTTGTGCAGAAGTGCCAGAACTAGTTATTAAATGGGAGGGTACATTCCATGTACTATAAAGTTTCTTGCTTTTTTTCTTATCCATTGTTTTGTCATATTTAATTCACTTGGTTCATTAATATACTAAGACTTTTTCCTATTTACAACCCTTTTTTTGGTATAAGAATAGTGAAGAGAATATAAATTCTCTGTAATTTTTAATAAGGAGTAATTAATCTTATGGAACCAATTACACTTACGGTCTTAATCGGGCTTACTACTGTACTTATTGCAATCTTTTTCATATGGCAAATAGAGAAAGATAGCAAACAGGAAGAAGAGGCAGGAAAAGCTCAACTAAAGCATAGCATAAGACATAGATACTATGTTGCTAAAGATTTATGGCATACTAAAGTATTCACCATGATGGATGTAGGGGAATACTATCTAAGTCTATCTCATCTATGGTTTGATATCATAATGTACGAGGATCTTTTTGCAAATCAAAAAGAAGACTACAAAGCTATGAAAGCTGAAGTGTATGAGATCAAACAAGAAACGTTTGTTCTGTATGTACAAGAGAAACCCCCAATTAATATAGATAAATGATCTCATGAAAATAGAACTTCAAAGTTATGAATTTCTCGCAAAGTATAAATCTACAGATAATGCCCGGGTGTGGTCACAAACTGTGACTGGTGCAGTAGCAGAAGCTTATGCTGCCCGAGGCGAAATGCCTATAATAATAACATTACTAAAAGATCAGAAAACCTGGTCTGTTAACTTTAACCTAAGGGAGATACCGCCAAATGTGTCAATTTAAATGGGGAAGTATTGTAATTGTTCAGCTCTTTATGCTAGTAGTTCTACTAGCTGGGCGAGGTAATAACAATGATCAGGCCACGGCGGCCATGGTTACAGAAGTATCACAGCAGTGGGATGATGCCTCTGGCATGCAGAGATTTGAACTGCACGGTGTTTCTAATAATATCGTGCAAGAGTTCACAGCGGAGATGTCTAATGCTATGATTCCAGGACTTATAATCTTGAATAATTATGGAAACATGACAACTTTTGAGTACAGATCATCAAACGGCCTGTACTTAATTGAACTGGTACAATTCCACGATTTTGTGGAGATAAAAGTCATAAAACAATAATACTATGAAATATTTATTAATAATACTTATATCTTTATCTGCATTAGCTTGCAGCGGACCAGAATATCATGAAGTTATTCGTGAGCTGGATCTCGACGGCGTGATTGTTACTGAAAGACGAGCTCCCGCCTTAGGGCATAAATATAATGTTAGTTCATTATATATTGAGCAGAAGTTGGATGAAAAGGGTATTTCCTTCAGAAAAACAGCATATGGCGAATATAAACTTCGCGGTGGGACATATTTATATGTTAGGACAGATGGATTAAACTTGCGTATAAAAGCTTATCCGGAACAAATGGATAGTGAGTTGAAGCGAAATATCCAAGATCAAGGCCGTACAGAAACAATAATAAGATTTGTACGCATACTTAGTGACTTAATGGGAATGGACGACCCTGACTTTGAAATAATTGCTTCTGCTGAGGAAGGTTGGGTATTTCATTTTCCATCAACACCTCCAAACAAGTTTAGAGCTGCTTTGGAAGCTCTAAGGAGAACTAACAGTTTAACTATCATACATGATGCTTATGAAGTAGATGATGAGGATCTTGTTAGTTCTTACGGAGTACTTAACAGGGTAGGAGGGGAAGATACAATAACACGATTTGCGTTATTGGAAAATGGCAAATACGGAAGTTCTCTTATATTTGCTGAGTAATATAAAAAGAGCCCTCCCGATTAGGAGGCTCTTTTTTTTTAGTTTACCTTTTTTATTGTTGCCTGTAGCTGGTATAGTTGTTCAACCACTTCACTTAAACCTGTCATTGCATTTTTTACTGCATCCGGAGACGTAGACTGTAACCCAAGTCTTGAGGCAATCAGTAACTTTGACAAGTTTGTCAAAGCTTCCTCATAAATAGGTAGTGCATCAATATATTCTGTAACATTCCTGGTTCTCAGTAAATTCAGTGAGAGCACTGCATCAACAGATGTTTTATCTGTTAAAGTAGCTGCTTCTTTTACAAGCAGCCGAGAAACTTTCATTTTATGTGAAGCTGTCTTCTCAAACTCTTCAGAGATAATCTCATCTAAGTTATTTAAGCTCATGGGTGCCTTTAATTGACCTTCCACTTCAAATGATCTATTAAACTCAAGGCCTGCAAACTTTTCAAGGTCCTCTTCAACACCACCGCAATGGACAAGCGCCCATTTAGCGTCAAGTTCACTTAAATTACGTACTGGATGTTCTTGTGCATACTTTGTGAACTCAGGGCCGCTTAGGTTATATAGTCCTGCTTTATCTCGAAAAACTTGGTGATTATTTAATAATGAGTTAGCATTTTTAATAATTTCACCAGATTTTTGGTCTTCAACCATAAGAAAGTCATCTGCATTGATTAAATAAACAGCTTCTTTTTCAAGCCATGTCGCCGGCGATTCTTGGTCAGTTAAATAGAATGCAACCTTATCAAACCCATTTAATCCTTCTACTTTTATTTTAGCTTCAAAATTCTTTAAATTAGCTAGTTTTTCATTGTTTTTATCTAATTTGATCCATTTAGCATTCTTAGGTACATAAAACCCTGTTTTTTCGGTTTCGTGTTGCTCAAAACCTTCATTTTCAACCTTGACTGGATAAAATGCCAGCTTAGAAAAGAATTCTCCTTCTCCTTCAATTGTCCAGTTGCCCGGTCCGGCCACTTTAGACATCTTAGTGATTGTAACAGGTGCAGTTGCAGTTTTTTCAGTTACAAATATGCCATGATCACCAATTTTTGGCTCTGATCCTTCAAAATCATCAAAATTAGCAGTGCCTTCAAGTTCAGAGGCTGTTTTTACATATTCTCCACTAGTTGTAACTGTCAGTCGCTCAGAACCACCAGTATCAATCCGCCAGTTTGCAAATTTAGGTCGATCTGCTACTTTTTCAATATTTGTAATCATTAATTCTACTAAAGGGGAAAATTCACCCTCTTTTACCGTTCCAATTTCACCAAAAGCGCCTTTTTCTGATCTAATTGGTTTTTTTTCTGTTTTAGAGGCAATTTTCTCTAATTTTGGTCGAGATTGCTTATTTAGAAGCATTTCTTCTTGTTCTTGCGACTCAAGAGTAGAAATCTTGGTTGTCCAGGTCTTATTGAAGCGTGAGTTGGCCTGTTTAATAAAATGTTGGCCATTTTTGTCTCTATATGTAAGCTGGCGATCAATCTCTAAATTTCTTACATAGTCATCAAGCGAAGCAGTTTTAGTGCTTTGCTTGCTCTTGTCTACTAATTTCTTTATCAGATCTAAATGTCCGTTCTTTTCAAATGCTTTCTTGACGATAGGATCTTTTAACTCTTCTAAAATTTCCATAACATCATCTCTGTGAACAAATGAAAGTTTGTCGATTACACTAGCCACTTTCACAGCATCACGCGTTGTTCTGTTGGAGCCTGAAGCTGAACCATAATTGTCAGTGGGGCTATATTGTAGGTGATTGCTCCCACCAAACAAGTTCTCCATCACAGACTTGCGATCCATCCGTACTCCTTTAAATGCGTCAGGCTTGTTATAAATTTGTTTCAAGAAAAAGTCATTTAGTGGTACAATAGCTTCCGGAAGTATCATTACATCCATTGGACTAAGTCGGAATTCTTTGATAATGACCGGAACACTAACATCAATAACTTCCAGGCTGCCTACTGCATAACCTTTTTCTGGATCTTTCTTGGTCCAGGATATTGACATTGCTTCTTCTTGTAGATATGGAAATTGTTCTAGGAAATAACTTACAATTTCTTTAATCCACTTTGTGTGGTCTTGGTTAAGGAAAAAGGAATAAGACTCAGCCGTCTTTTCGAGCTGAATCTGGGGTGTCTCTTCAACAAATAGATCTTTCATTTTTTTTGTCTGTGTTTATTTAAATGTGTAATCGAGTTTTAATATATTTTATAATGTTTATATAGTCAAATATGATTTTACTAATTAGTCTTTAGGTTAGGAAGTTTGAGCTGTGTAACTAAAGCAGGGAAAGGGGGCTCTGGTGTTCCCGGGGCAGATCCCATGGTCCATGTTGGTGCATTTGCAAGAGTTGTGATTAAGTCTTCAAAAACTAATGCCTTCCCATTGAATGTTAAACCTTTCGGTGTAATCTTAAATGTACTTCCACCTGATTTAAGGATAATATCATCACCATCTAAGTTTAACTTAGCGCCGGAGCTATTCTCAATCTCAACATTAGACGATTCAACTTTTATGCTTTCCTTTTTGCCATTCTTTTCAAAAGTAACGCTTAATTTATCTTTCTCTAGTTGGTGTGTATACTTGGTAGAACCTGATTCAATTTCTTGTAAAAATAAACTATCACCCTCGACGACTTCTTGGAAGCTTGTGTTTTCATTATTAACTTTGCGTACATAAAGGGAGTCCGGTCCGCCTATAATCTTGTCTGATACAATGGAACCGTGTGCTAAATGATAATTTAGTGAATACTTCCCACCTACAATAGTAGTTCTTAGCAAGTCGGCGTCTTTAGCCCAGGTAAATTCTCTATGTATAGAGTTTTTATAATCTTCAGTTCCGCTATTTAGTTTTCCAAAGCTATGTATATACTTGTAATTATGTTGTTTACTATATTTTACTCCCCAGCCCTTGCCTTCTCCTGTTGGATCAGTTATTTGACTACCATAAGCTTTATTACTATCTGTTCCCTCATAAACATATAAACCTAGGATTTCTCCTCGATCAACAGAGTTTGCATTATCACTTTTTAGCTTACCATATCTGAACTTAAATAATCCTGTATCTCCTTGAATATTCTTTTTAGCTGAAAGTTCTACTAAACTACCTTCTGCATACTGTAATCCATCAAATCTTTCATGTTTTTCTTGAAAGCCCATCAAAGCATTGGTTACTACAGTCTTATCTTGTGAATTTATATTATGAGAGCTTTGTCGCGTCTGAATTTCATATAAATGGGTTCTTCCGGGTATATGTCCGGCCAATACGATGGCTTTATCAACATATTTGTACTGAGATGGGAACTTAGGTAGTAATTGAGCATATCCTTTCTCTATTCGCTTATCTGAATCAGTAAATCCTGGGTTTTCTTTGTGCTTATAAAAAACAGCTCTATATTGTGTTTCTTTGCTATCTTTATCATATAAATAATGCTGTGAACCTCCAAGTGCCTCAATTTTAGCTGTTTTGCCCTTTAAGAGTACTTCGCCTTTATCTCCATCAACACTAACTTGTGCAAAAAGGCTTGAAAACATGGAAATTTGCCCATTTTTACCTAAAATAAGAGAAGCTGGCTTCAATCCACCCGCTGTAAGTGTTGTGGAGCCTTCTGAAAGCTGTTGAGGTATTAATTGGCCATAAGGAGAGGCATTTCGGGGCCTTGTGTATGATAATATCTGTCTTTGGCCGGCTTCTTCGAAAACAATACATTCTTGACCTATTTCAGGGTAAGAAATAACACCTGCGCCATATTTTGACGTTGGGATAGGTGTTGGAGGGTTTGCAACCCATGATTGTACATTAAAATCAGTATAAGGGTATGGAGTAACATATATTTTACGTTGTTGTTCCCCATTATTGTCCGGAATTGATATTTTTGTAACTTTTGCTCTAAAAACTTTCATTATCTCCTAATATAAACTACAAACTCACTAAATTCAAATTAAATGGTATAAGAACAGTGAACAAATCCAATTTATTTTTACATTATGAAAATACGTAACCTAGGCTATGCGTGTGAGAATTACCAACTACGCAACCAAGACGAAATTATCCGTACCAGTAGAACTATGCGAAAGCGCACATTTAAAACAAGAGGTATGAAATATGTCAACGAACTGTGTGAAGCTAATCTGCAAGATCTTTTAAAGATACTTAAATGGAATCATGAGAACGGCGTAAAGTTATTTCGTATATCATCAGATATCCTGCCATGGAAATCTCACTGGCGGTGGGATCAACTCCCGGACAATAGTAAAGTCTTAAATTTACTCTCTGATGTTGGTGGGTATGCAAGACTAAGCGGCCAAAGATTAACCTTTCATCCGGACCACTTTGTAAAACTGGCGAGCCCTGATAAGAAAGTGGCTCAAAATAGCATTGACGATCTTATAGAACATGACAATATTTTGAATGCAATGTTTGGAACAACTATCACTCAAAACCATTACAATACTGTTAACATACATATTGGAGCAGCTTATGGTAATAAATTTAGAACTTTAGACAGATTTCTACTTAGATTTAGAAATGAGCTGCCTAGCACGCTGCGCTGTCGATTAACTATAGAGAATGACGACAAGCCCGCCCTGTATCATACCAGAGAGCTTTTCAACTATTTTGTGGGCAGAGAAGTGATACCTATAATGTTTGATTTTCATCATTACAGAGTAAACCCAGATCCAAAAGCCAGTGAAAAGTATTCAGCAAAGCTTGCAGAGCTAACCTGGCCCGTATTAAGTACTATTCCTATATTTCATTGGAGTGAGAGCCGGCGAAAAGAGCAAGGCGATGATAAGATACGGAAAAATGCCCATAGCGATCTATGTTATGGTCCATTACCTACATATAAATTAGATAGGCCAGTTGACCTAATGATCGAAGCAAAGCATAAAGAACAATCAATAAATTTAATTAAATACGCAAATGGAAGAAAAGTCCATTCAACACCAAAGAGAGTACCCCATTGATGTGAATAAAAAATGGGGAGTAAGAGCCGAGCTTGATATGAGTAATGATGATAAAAACCCAACAGATAAAGCAATACTTGTAGGGTGGCTGAACAATATTGAGTCAATACCAGAACTAGAAAACATACTGGTTATGGTTATAAACTTTACTCAAGCTGTATACGGTAGCGAGAACAACATAAATAAAATACTAGAACTACCTCCTAATAAGCATATATTTACCTGTTATTTTCCAATATTTAACCCAAAAGCAACTTCAGAGGAAATTGAAAAGGAAGTTTGTAAAGCTTCAGGGGGTTTGCTACATAATTTTAAACTAAAATCATTTAATACTAAAAGCGATTTAATAAAATGGGTTTTAAACATAAAACAGAAAACGGAACCGGAATAATAACCGATCCGGCTAGCTCAATAAATTATGAAGGCATTGGTAAATCATTAGTAAAAGTTATTTTTGATTTTATAAAACCACAATCAATGTTGGAAATGTACGAAGTTGACTTTTTAAAATTTAAAGCTTTATATAATGCGAGAGATTTCATACTTTAATACTGATCTTTTTTGGGCTCTACATTTAGGCGACAATATTTATATCCAAAACAAAGTAGTAAAGCACATAATCCGGTCAGACCGGTCAAATAAAATAGGTGTTGTTTTTACTAGATGGGGTCGGGTCAAGTACGACTTTGGGATTATATTTTCAATTCCTATATCCCAAGGCAATAAACTTCCTATTAGTACTTTAATTGATGATATTCGAAATTCGGACCAAGTAGATGGAAGCTTAAAGAGCCCAATAATTAAACTAAAACCATTCATATTTAAAAAAGACATGATAGAATATGCAAATAAACAGAAACCTTTGAAAATTTAAATACCTGATATATAATGAGTAATGACAAAAGAATCTCGTATATTGAAGCTCCGATAACTAATAAATCTCCTAGAGATGTTGTGTCATTAGAAACGATAGCAACTGCTATAAAAACAAATGAGCATTACAAGAGAATAACCCAGGAGTATAGAGAGCTAAAACAAGACGGGGACGCAGAAGAAAAAGAGAAGCGCAAAAAGAAAGTAGAATCTTTTGATTATGTAACAATGAGTGGTGAGTTCAGTTATGTAAGCAACAAAAACCTGATCAAACATAGTGGGTACATTTGTATTGACATTGACAAGATTGAGTCAAAGAAAAAGCTTTCAAAAATCAAAACCACTCTGGTTAATGATGAATTTTTAGATACTGCATTAATATTTGTTTCACCCGGCGGCTACGGCCTTAAGTGGATAATACCAATCGATGTAAAAAGTGTTCAAGACCATGAGGATTATTTTTATGCTATTGAATCTTACCTTTGGAATCAGTACAACATAGAAATAGATGCTGCATGTAAAGACGTAGCAAGGGCCTGCTTTTTATCATATGATGAGAATGCAATGTTTAATCCACGGGCCCGAGTAGCCGGTCATAGTTTTCTCAAAGAATGGAAAAGCAATGAGCCTTCCGTAGATAACAAACAAAAAAGTAATTTAAATTCTAGCGGAGATACTCCCTGGGATGAGTATAATGCAAAAGGTGATCTAGGTAAGTTACTACTTGAGCACGGTTATACTTTTGTTCGTAGCGATAATATGGCTGATAAATATTTAAGACCTAACCCAAGCGGTGGTAGTGAATATTCAATTGTTGTTTATAGAGACACCGGAATGGGTTATGTACACTCATCTGAATGTACGCCACTACCAATGGGATCTATTACACCAGCCAAGGCATTCTGCCTTCTTGAGGGTCGAGGTGATTGGAAGGAAGCAGCCAAACTATTAAAAGCTGAAGGTTATGGAAATGATAGTAGCCCAAAGCGAACGTTAAACCTAAAAGCAAATATGGAGCTTTCTGCATCGATTGTACCTTTCTGGGAAATATCTAAGTCAGGTAAGTGTGAGATATCAATAAACAAATTTATTGAGTTCTTGGAAAATGGTTTGAATCTATGTGTGCTTAGCTCAGAAGATAAAGGAGTTAACTATCTTGTTCAAAATGAGAAGCAAGTACTGATTGAGATAGACAAGGTTCAAATTGGATCTATGGTGCGAAATTATCTGCTAGAGCATGTTCTGCCTTACAATGCAGAGTTCTATGAAGTAATTACAAATGCTTTTCTTGAGTTTTGGATTACCGGGCAGAAATATAAGTTATTAGATGTTCTAACCAAAGTTGAAGCAGAGATGATTGAGGAAACAACAGACACCTCATATTTGTATTACAGAAATGGTTATTTAAAAGTTACAAAAGACGATTTTGAATTCTTGCCATATATCACGCTAGATAATTATATATGGGAACGAGATATTCTTGACAGAGATTTTATTGACTTTGTAGATTATTCAAATTTCAACTTCAATAACTTTTGTATGAAAGTATCCGGAGATGATGAAAAACGATATAGTGCTTTGCGGAAAGCTTATGGGTACTTGATTCACTCTTTTAAGGATCCATCAATTGTTAAAGCTGTGATTCTTACAGATGAGTACTTGGGAGAAGATTTGCAAGTAGATGCAGGTGGTACCGGTAAAAGTATTGCTGCAAAAGCTTTATCTTTTATGAGACCAACAAAAGAGATAGCCGGTAAGCAGTTCGACCCGGAAAAATCATTTGCGTTTGCTGATGTAGAAGCAGGAGACAAGATACTATACATAGATGACGTTCACACTAGTTTAGATTTCCGCACCCTTTATAATGTTCTTTCAAACAATTTTAAAGTTGAGAAGAAATATCAGAATCCGCAAACAATACCATTCGAGAAATCTCCTAAAATGATCATGACTACAAACCATGCTTTAAAAGGGAACTCGAATTCTTTTCACAGAAGACAGTTAATTATTGAATTTGCTGAATACTTTGGTCCGGAGCATACTGTTAGTGATGAATACAACGAGCTGTTCTATACAGATTGGGAAACAAAGGACTGGCAACTCTTTGATTCATTTATGATAGATTGTTTACAATTATACTTAAAAGATGGATTATCTGAGAAGCTAATCAATTATCACAAAAAGCAGGTTCTACAAACTACCGGACCTGAGTTGTTTGACTATTTTGAAGAAACAATAACAGAACCAGGATTTTACCCAACAAGGGAACTTCTGAACGGTAGAACACCTCGGGACTCAATCAGGGGTTTCAGGATTGAATACCCTGAATATAAGCTGGGTGCGAAGGCTCTTGGTCCTCGACTAGATACCTGGGCAAAGTACAAAGGTTACAAGATTAAAAGAGGCAGACAAGGACAAATTCGAGGCTATGATATAGAAATAAAAAAGCCTGAATCTTAACACAAAATAAAGCCCAAAAACAGCACAATTTTATAAACCCTTATTTTATATGGGTTTATAGGATTTCCTGTCAGCAAAAAAAAAGCTTGTCAGCGTAAAAAACAGCAGAACCTATTATTTTTACTAATCTTAAGTAGGTTGGTGCTCCAAAAACACTTAACCATACTCTCTCCTATATATTTTTACTCTGTTCTATTACAACACTCTCTCTTACTCTCTCTTTTACTTTCTTTTTTAGGGAAAATAGTGGAAAAGATATATAACTAACTAATATATATAGAGTTAGAGATTTTTTTTGCTGGTTTAAACGTGTCATTTTATTACACTTGCTGGCTATCTTCCGGTGTTTATTAGACTTATAGCTGGGGTAAAAAACGTCGAGTTTTATTTGGAAATCAACAAACTGAAGCTTTTAAAGTAAACATACCTTTCAACTTAAATTATTTAGGACACTAAATATTAAAGAATTTTAACCAACTAAATTCAAACATTAAAACTTTTTAATTATTACTACACTAAACATTAGAAATCTCTAATTAATAGGTATAAGAATAATGATAAAGACGAAAACTTAAATTAAATTATGGACAACATATCAGAATCAATTAGAAAACTAAAGCGAAGTTTATTTTTAAATGAGGATTTAGAGGATAACATGAAATTTCTGGATAACCTTAATTCACAGTTCTCACAGAAAGTTGTCGCTGTAAGAGGGGTAGGGACTTTAGGTCCTTTATATAACTTAAAGGTTGGCAAATATTCTACCGATCGAGAGTGCCAGGCAGTAGTCAATATGGTTAATGAAATAATTGAGCATATAGAGCAAACTATGCTGGATGATGCTTTCGCCGGTAGAGTACTATATAACAAAAATCTAGAGGATAGTAATGTGGAAAAGCGGCGAGAGTTTCTTGCATTATATATATTGCACTATATAATGGATAGATCAGATCTGGGTAACCCCAAGTATTCAGAGTCTACAGTTTTAGCAAATAAAGAGTTTGCAGAAACTACAATAATTTTGGATACTGGAGATAAAGTCTTAGTTAGCACTAATAATCCTTCATTTAGGACTAATAATATAATTACTTATTATAATGATGACTACAATTTCAAATTTAAAACTGATTTTAATGACAAGCGGTATGATGCTTTGGCCAACGAGGCCCAAAAAATACTCAACAACCATAATGAAACAGTACGCGCCTTACCTTTCTCGCCTTTATTATACCACTCATCATCTAATATTGTAAACCAACGAATGAAAAATGCTTTCGAAGGCTACACAGACTTTCTAGAAGCTTTAATAATATATGCTCAAAATCAGCACAACTTTTTAATTAAAACAGATAAACCTAAAACAAATGATTAATGGCACTGCAATATTTTGAGAACCACCCAGAACCTGATAAACCTTATTGGAGCATCCTGGTAAATCAGGATAGAGATCAAACTCCAACAATGTTTAAAAAGATGGCAACTACAAACAACATGGGAGATAATTCCTATGGTTATGTAGTTTACAACAAAGCGGGCGATGTTATAGCTTTCCAAATGCTGGATGAGCCTACAATCAAAGCTCCGGAGATTCCTAAAGACCCTAAAAAGGGTATGAAGGTTAATATAAAGGTACCAAGTCAATTCGGGATATTCCCGCCGTATAAAGTATTAAAATCAATCTTAAAAGACCAGAATAAATAATATGAGCATACTGACCGATATTCGAAAAGAGTACAAAGAAAGATTTTTTCAGACACCACTATGGTATCTAACAGATCTTGAGTGGGCTTGGTTAAAAGAGTCCTCAATTAAAACTTTGAAAAAGTTTCTAACTAACCCTAAAACTCCATTTGGCATCGGCAAACTTCTAGAGCTTTCATTATATTCCCAAACAACGTGTATTTATGGTACACAGATAAATGGGAAAGAAATAAATGTTCAGCAATACGTCCACAATGATATCACAATTGTAGAAGAGTATTCTGACCGTTTAATTTTTAAATTAAGAGGCTCGGAAGATCCATCCCCTAAACAGCTCGAAAAACATGTTATATCATTTTTTAATGTAATGGTCTTGATCTGGGGAACTCAAAAAGTTGCAGAGCACATGCAGATACCAGAAGGTGAGTTACTTTCCGTAACTTCCAACATCACTTTCGAGGATGGATTAATGGTTGAAAGCATGACAAACTAAATAAACTAAGTAAACAAACAAACAAACAAACAAACGAAAACGTATTATGGGAAATCCCGCACCAACGAAAACTAAAACAGACGTGAAACAACGAGATATAGGATTATTTCCAGTATTTGATTATCCAGACATTATAACCCAAACCAACCCGCTAACCTCAGAAGCTATCGAGCTAATGAGGCCATTCCATGAAACTCTTCTTGAGTTCTGTGGCCGCAACGAGATAAAACTTCAAAAAGCTTTCTTTGCCGGAGAGGGGACATCTACCGAAGAAGGTTTAAAAAACTTTACAGCTTACTTTGGTGGCCACCGGATTAAAGTAAGGGATCTGGTTAATACAGATAAATTAAAAGAAATAGGTTATCGCAGACAATGCTGGGATATGCTAACACGCATTCGGACCCAAGGTAAACTCAACAGCTTTACTTATGAGAATCTATCGTTTGCACTGCCCATTACCCCAATAATTGAGTCAACCGAAACCACATCATATGACCTAAGAGAAACCGAAGCCACAAAGGTTACGCAACACCCGGCCACAGACGGTAAAATTTATGAGAAGCGAGAGCATCACATGAAATACCAGGTCCAGTTGTGGCACGAAAAGGACGCAGCAAATGATGTAGGCTACGTGCCAAAGCACAAGCTTCCATTACGCGCCAAAGTATATGAGGTAGAGACCAAAGGCGGTTATACTAAAAAAGTAGATATTATCAAAAAGATAAAATCTATGGGCGGTGATCATTATGAAGCAATGGAGCTACTACAGGACCCTAAAACAGACCCTACTGATTTAGACAAGCTGGTAAAAGATAGCATTACACAAGCAGCTAAAAAGTTTAAATCTGACCACGGAAAAGATTATGAGAAAACTGTTAAAGAGTTAGCCAGGCGTTATCCATTGTTAACAGAAGATCAAATCCGCGATGCAATCAGAAGGTTGTATAATAAAGATGGGAATAAAGTACGAGACCTAGATTCTTTGGAAAGGGGCCTGGCTATTGCCCAAGGAAGATTAAAGCCTGTATGGCTTTGGAATATTCATACCCTGGAAGTAACAGAGTATATGGGAACCATAGTTCTTTCAGAGAAATTAGGGTATAGTTATCCAGCTCATATCTCGCAATTGAAAGTAGAAGAAACAGTGATACAGAAAACTTATCTGATAACAGACGCTGGAAAGATTCCAGAAAGTTTGTTATCGAAAATAGATGAGAAAATCAATATCATGCAACTTATTAACACACTCAGACCTCTGCTGGAAGACGCTATGTCAGCAAAGGATATTGAGATTATTACCCACAAGTTACTCCACAGAAACTTGCAAAAAACCGCAGAATACTTTAAATTGCAGCCTAGTGTTATATCTCAGAAATGGGAAATGGCATTGGTGAATATATCAATGAAAGTAAAATCCGGTTTAAAGCATGAAACAACGGGATCTATCTCTGTGGTACCAATACAAGGCAGCGATGAAGAACGCATCAAAAATCTTGACAAACGACTCTCAACGAATGAAGACAATGCAACATCTGCAAAATCTTCAAGCTCAGAGTCAGGGAAACAGCCCCGTCAAAGCAAACCTGTATCGTTTGAGGACATCATTATTCTCCGGACTGGATCCGAGAGAGATGGCGCATCTGATAATACATCTACACAGTAAATAGTTTAAGGCCGGGCCCAGCGCCCGGCTTACTATTTTAAACCTAGTAAAAGATAAATACAATGGAAGATAAGAAAGATAAAGAGGAGTTTGATGAACAAGCCTACTGGGAAACAATAACATCCAAGCCCGAGGTCGTCAAGCTATTTAAACAACGAGAAAATATCGAACGGAAAATAAGAAAACTAGATAAAAAATCACTAGTATTATATGAGCTCCAAGCATTAATGGACTCAGAACAAAGCAAATAAAAAAAGAGAGATGTTTAAGCAGAATGAAATAGAATTAAACGAGGAGAAACATACTTATACAGTAAAGGGAGCGGAACATTTAAAATTTACTTCTGCAACAACATTTATAGGGGATCATTTTAAACCATTCAATGCAGAAGAGATAGCCAAAGACCTCATTAAAAAGTATGATAAATACAAAAACAAAACGCCTGAGCAAATACTTAATGGCTGGAACCACATAGCTCAGCTTGGCACTGAGGTCCACAAAGAGATTGAAGATTGGATTATACTTTGGTCAAAAATGAGTGAAGATGATTATGAACCAATACATAATAAATCTCGCCACGGCATTCTTTGGCTACAAGAAAACCTTAGCAGGAAATATGAAGTTTTCCCAGAAGTAAAGTTATTTTCTATAAAGCTGCAATTAGCAGGAACAGTTGATTTAATTATAAGAGACCCCGAGTCAGGGCTTTTTGTAATGGTTGATTGGAAGACTAACAAGAAAATAACCAACCGAGCATACATGGGCCAAAAAGGCACACATTATGCAACACGGTTTCTGGAAGATCATAAATTAAATAAGTATGCATTACAAATGAGTTTATACACCTATTTACTTGAAAAGTATTATGGAATTAAAATTCACAAAAGACTGCTTATCCATTTAAGACCTAATCAAACAGCATATTACCCACTCGGCATAAAAGAGTATGAAACAGAATATCTAAAACCCAATATTATTAAAATGGTAGAAGAAAGATTACGGAAAAAGGAGAATAATGAGTTATTTAGGCAATATTCCTAAAATATATGACGAGGGCGATAACTTTGAGTGGGATACCGAAGCCCCGCCAAGCTTTTATGATGATTTATCAGACCCATCAAACCAAACAAGGATAATGAAAAATAAAGTAGAAAAGTCCTGGGTACATCTAGGAGATTCAGTATATAACTTATCTGGTAAACACGAAAACAAATTACCTCCCGGATATTATACACCAGAACTTAATAATAGGACCAGGACAGTAGATTTCAAGAAAAAGGTTATACACACTGATGATTTAATGATACCCAATGATCCAACCTACAAGGAAATTTTAAAAGAAGTAAATCAGTTTTTTAAAAATGGAAAGAAGTTTAAAGAAAATGGGTTCATGCATTCACGTGGTTATATGCTCCACGGGCCTCCAGGATCGGGCAAGACAGCCTTAATCCAATTATTAATACAAGAGTATACCAAAGAAGGTTATCTAGTCTTAGACGGCTCGCGTCCCGAGTTTTTAATTGCAGCAATTGAAATAATAAGGCTAATTGAACCAATAAGACCATTACTTGTGATTTTTGAAGATATCGATGCATTGTTTGAGTATTACGGTGAAGAAGAAGTCATAAATTATCTTGATGGCACCACGCAAACAAACCACGTACTTAATATAGCTACAACAAACTATCCTGAAAAATTAGATAGAAGAATTATCAATCGCCCACGGCGCTTTGATAGGGTTGTAAATATAGGAATGCCTTCAGAGACAGTACGTCGTCAATATTTCCATGAATCTCACAATATAGCAAAAGAAGAACTAGATAAGTGGGTTAAGCTTACTAAAGGATTCTCTTTTAGCGCAATGAGTGATGTAGTTATAAGTGTAAAGTGTTTTGATTACAAACTAGAGCATGCAGTAGAGAAATTAAAAGATTTACTATTTACAAAGAAAGATAGTAACAACTACAATAATGAATTTACAGAATCTGGAAAACACGTAGGATTTTAAATAAGCAAAATTAAACAGAAAACATGTCATTACAAGAAATCGAGAAAAGCCATATTAGAAGTGGCCAAGAAGGATTGGCAAGAGAAATTGACCAGTCCTCCCACAACATAATGCTTGATGTACTGCAAGTTAGCCAGTACACCAAGCCTATAGATTCAACAGTCCGTGAATTAGCATCCAACGCAGTTGATTCACAAAAAGAGAAAAAAATAGCAATTGAAATATTAACAGGCGAATCAAAGCCTGAAAAATACTTTCACACACGTGAAGGTTCGCAGTATAAGGATTCTCGCTGGACTCCGGAGTATTACTCGTTAAACCATTTAGACATGGATAACAATAATGTAGTACTTTCATATGAAGAAGGAACCGGCGTAGGATTTACTGATAAATTTATTGTAACAGATTTCGGTGTGGGACTAGGAATGCCACGCCTTAAAGGATATCTGTCATTAGGCTATTCTACTAAACGTAACAGCGCCAGTGCTTTTGGTGCCTATGGTTTAGGTGCAAAATCGTCGCTCTCGACCGGAGCTGACTATTATACGGTGGAAACAGTCCATAATGGGAAAAAATTCAAGCTGAATTGTTTCGCATACAAGATTGATTCTATTATCCCAAAGTTTAATGTAGAAAATAACAGAGTAAATAACTTTGTAAATATCGGGTCCGAGGAAAAACCTTATTATGCCTACTATGAGGAGACAGACTCGAAGAATTACACACGCATCATAACCCCGGTTAAAAGGCATAACCGGAAACGCTACAAATCAGCTGTAAAAACACAGCTATTATACTTCGACAATGTAATCTTTAACTATAAAGATGAAGATGGTCATGAGACAACGGTACCATTTAAAGCTCGAGTACTATATAATAGTAACAACCTGCTTATAAGCGATACTATCCAGTTTCATCGCCCACACATTGTGGTAGTAAAAGAAAAGGGTTCCACGTTTGGAGTTACTTATGGAACAATAGATTTCCAGGAATTGGAAATGCAAACACTCAGCGGAACAATAGGATTTAAGTGTCCTATCCGGAGTGTAGATAGAGACCCGGAAACGGGTGACGAGAAAGTATTACAAGAAGGCGTGACTGTGAATCCGAGTAGAGAGTCGGTAATCTGGGATAACCATACAAGAAACTATATACAAACTATCATTAGTGCAGCACAAACTGAAGCATCTGATTTAATTTCTGAGCAATTAAAAGAAGAAGACTTTTATGCCTGGCTACAAAAAGCCAACGAAATTATTAACAGAGCACAGAATCGGTACTCTCAAAACGCACTTGGTGAAATTTCAAAAATTGTAGATAGTACTAAGATTACCGCCAAATACCAGAAAGATAAGACTATTAAATTTTACCAAAACCCTGATGTATTCTTCTGGGGAATAAATCTGCGACTTATTCGCACCCAAAATGGTAAATGGGAAAGAGAAACAGGAACATATAAAAAAGAAATAAAACGACTACCCCTAGAATCATGGGGTTCCTTTTTTCCTGACCGGTTATATAAAATGGAAGGAGACGACAAGTCTTCTCCAGTAAAAGATCGGTACCTAATAGAATACCACGGAGGCAGCTTTAATCAAATAAAGCTTCAAGATCGTGAAAGCTTAATTAAAGAAGCCAAAGAAAAGCATAAAGATTGGGAAGAAGATAAAGTTCTTGCATGGGTTGATAAAAGAATCAAAACAAGAGATAAGATCTATGGCTATCTTACAACAAATGAAAATGTTGAGGTTAAAGCTTATAATGGTGTGGAGGTTCCCGAGGACTTTGAGAAAAAAGTCTCTAAGGAAATTGAAGAAGGAAAAAAAATAGAAACTCTTTCCCCGGCCGAAAAGCGAGCACTACATGGAAAAGTAGTTTGTTATACCTATGAATACAAAGAAGGTTCCTATGGGAACCATGAATATAAGCTAAACAAAGAAGAACCTATTCTAGGTGAGCTTGACGATATCCAACATCCGGTTGTATATGGCACTCAGGCTGATGACCCTAAATTTAAAATGCTGGCCAACTTATTCCACTACCGGCACAAGCAGTTCCAATACAAACCAAACTTCTTTCCTGTACAAAAGTTAAAAGAGGAAGATTATAATGGGGTAGCATTCGCCCGCTTCTCAAAGAGAAACACAAAACATGTAAAACAAAACCCTAATTTTATTCACGTGGACAAATATCTTTGGAATCATGACAAAAAATCGTATAATGTAGGTACAGCCTTCATCCCATTATTCACCTCTATGTTTATATATAAAAGGCTCAGAAACTTGTCTTATTTGACAAATTTCAGTATATTTAATGAGGACATGTCTAAGGCTTACAACCTTTTAGTTCAATACAAAAATGACTGTTATATTGATTCATCTTTAGGAAGAGTTGAGCATAACAGCATCTTTAAAGAGTTTAAAAAGAAGGCCCAAGATCTTCAAGAGTTTCAATTGCTTCTAGAAGAAAACAAGGGTAATCTTGATGAGGTTGTAAGAAAACAGAAGTCTAAAGAACTAACCGGACATGAAGAACTAGAAAGTGCAACTGTATTAGATATGAGCATTGTTCACCTACTACAAGAGCTTGAAACATACAGCGAAAATATAAAAGATTTGTTTAACCATATCTCATTTTTAGAAGATGCTGACAGACAAATTCCAACTGAAGCACAACGATTGGTAACTGAAATTCTGCAGAATGAATCATTAGATTCCTTTAAGTTATCAGACAAATCTATCACCACTTTAGATAAATTAAGTGGTAAAAAACAAGAAGTAAATAATGACAACTAAATTTTTAAATAATTACATATATGTTAACATTCAACGTTATTAATAACAACATCGTAGGAAGTATTGACGGAGAAGACTTTTCAACTCCATATAAAAAAGATACATGGGCCAGCCTTACAGAGGCCCAAGGGGCCTTCACCAAAGCCGAGTCTTTAGAAGATGCAAAGAATATTCTAAAAGATGTAAAGCCCCTTGTACTGGAAAGTGCAGAAGTAAACCTTGAAGACTTTTCAGATTTTCTTGTATTCAATAACAAGTTTAGAACATACCATCTTCGAAATGATGGTAAAGTATCGCCTATCTCCTTGCCGAAGAATCTGGTCGACAAAATGAAGTATGTCATTGATAATGAGCTTCCCGTTGATCCTCTGGTAAAATTCACACTTCGAACACTCCGGAATCCAAATGTATTTGAAGCAGCATCAAGTGCCGCCGCAGCTTATTTTCTCCACCAAGCCACCAATTATACTTTCCAAACATTCACCTCACCAAACTTGTTTAAAAAGTTTCACGAGGAAGAGGGACTATCTGAAGAGGTAGCCAGGGAAATGGCACAAGTGCCACAAACCCCAATTTCAATGGAAGGTTTAATGCTTACTAAGAAAGTAGTGCGTCCACTTTATGACAAGATGAGATATCGCTATGAACTTGATGAGGATGGAAATCCCAGAAAAGTTCTGCGAGACAAGAGTGACAAGCAAATTGATCCGGAAACAGGAGAGATTACCTGGAAGTCACCAGAATTTGCAGAAGACTTCATTATGCAGCCATATGTTATGAGAGGGGGCGGTGATGCGTTTTATTGTGGAGTTCCCGGAGAAGAAGGCACAACAAAAGGCCATATTATCCGAATTGGGCAACTGATGTCTCTAGAAAATTGGGACCAAGTTAATTGTGATCCGCAGCAAACCTGTCGACGGGGACTGCATGCCGGTAATTATGATTATATAAATGGATTTGAACATTCTGAGTCGCTGACTCTGGAATGCTTAATGGATCCTCGTGATATTGGAGCAATTCCCCACCATGATATTAGTGGAGTTGTAAGAGGATTTAAAATGATGCCTTGTGCTTTTAAAGATAGAAGCATCGATAATAGAAACGTATATCACCCATCAACATATGCAGAGCTTTCTGATTCTCAGTGGGAAACAGAGCGCTTAGCAGTAATTGAAAATTATCAAGGTAAAGTTGATGAAGTACAAAAACAACTTGATGAAATCACAGTAAAAACTTCGTTCTAATGATTCCAATCACTAGTTAAGAGACAATATGGAACCGGCCTTTTACTTAAGTGTAGGGGGCCGGTTTTTTTTATTCAATACACAAAAAAAAATTTGGTTGAGAAATGATAAATGAATTAAATAAATTAGAAGAAGCTTTTAATGAAATAATGGACAAAACAGGGCCAACACTGCTCCGAGAGTTTTATAAAATCAAAAGGTCCAACAAAAAAGGCTTTATAAGCGAGCCTAATCAATATGATATGTACATATTCACCGAAAATGACATAATCTATGAGTTGACAAACAGGATACCTCAACAGGAAATGGTCCTTTATATAAGGAAACCAATGCAACCCCCAACAAGGTTTGTTTTTACATATATTTTTGGGATGTTTACCCAACCATATTCCAAACATCAAATGTATATTAATTACTATCATGAATTAAAAACATTTTTACATGAATTTCACAAAAGACTACCCCAACCTTAATCCCGATGGGGTAACCCTCATTAACTTAGATAAGGACAACTCTATAGCACAAAAATCAGGGTTTGCGCCTGGATTCTATATGATGACAAGAAAAAATAGGGCCCGCAGACGTGGAACCACTAACAAGCCAAGACAACCCACTGTATCTCTATACTACTATGGCGAGTTTTTCTTCTACAAACCTTTTTCATATTTTATAAATCCTGAGCTCCAGCCCTTTTACAGCTATCTTGGTGACCTTACTATAAACGACCAGCTAAGGGAATTAAAAATTTTAAACCAGTGCACCTCAACTTTTAACGATGATTTAGTAAATAAAAAAGATTTTAAGACATCCATATTAAAGCTGATGCCTAATCGAGATGATTTCGCAATTGAAGAAATAAAAAAGCTTCCCCTAAAGAATAATTTTAACTTTATTTATAGAGTAACAATTCTTGATAAAGATAAATTTGCAACAGAAGTAAATGTAAACATAGGCTACTCAGGGTGTAAGACAGGATTAAAAAATTCTTTAAATAAAGATTTGGACTTAAATAATAATTTTGTATATTGAGAATGTTAAATTTAACATAATCAAAATTACAAGATGAAAATTGAAAGTATCGATACTAATTATGCTGGTTACAACTTTCGTAGCCGGTTAGAAGCAAGATGGGCCGTATTCTTTAATGCGATGAATTGGGATTATCTATATGAACCACAAGGCTATACCCTGCCGAATGGTACTAAGTACCTACCAGACTTTTACTTACCAAAGTTTCAAACCTTTGCCGAGGTAAAATTTGATGTACTTGAAGTATTTGACTATAAGCGTGCACGCTCACTTGTTGAATCCACAAGAATACCACTACTTATTCTGGATAGTGACCCATCATATAAATTTTTTACACAGATCACCGTTAATGATGATGACGAGATTGAATTAAGAAAAATTAATCTTATTGAGGACAAAGACAGCCCTGGAAAACTCCTTATAAACCGAATGTTTGTAAGTGAAGAAGACTATCAAGAGTATGGAAATGTAGAACCAATTGCGTGTATTAAAGAAGCACGAAAGCATAGGTTCGGTATATTTGATTAAGGAAATTAGTGTGTACTGCTAATATTGCTCCAGTCAGGCCTCCTTGTTAACTCAGGGAGGCCTTTTTAAATTCAACACTTCATATCTCTATCCACAATGGAGCAAATTCACCCGTAAAAAATAAAATATTACTAATGAGCACAAAAATTAAAAAAGTCACAGCAAAGTTTATAGCAGAGGATGAAATACAAATTAAAATTAAAACCTCTAAGAAATCAGAAGACATCCGAGTTACCTCCAAGATAACACAAGCTTCAAATAAAATCCGCTTTACCATTAATAATCCAGAAATAAACGAGCGCATATTATATGAGGGAATTGTAGAAGATAAAAAATTATACTTGTACCCTCAGTATGGAGAGGGGGTGCTAACTGACAAACAACCTATAATTATAAAATAATGGCAATGATAACTGACAAATATTACATTATAGAGACCCGGTCCAGCCTATATCCCTCTAACATATACAGGCAACTCATAGCACACGTTACAGGTCATATAGGGCACAATGATGACACCTCAGCTTCAAGATATGTAGATGAAGAAATAAAGGTTTGTTTTGAGGATGCTCTTCTGCCCGTTATCATGCAGAAGACAGGATGGGCGGCGCCGGGCGACCACGATAATAATTTTATAAACATAAGATTTAAAAGCAGGCCAACCCAAAAACAAATGGAGATTATAAAAGCTCGGCTAAAAACATTTCCACAAGCATTTATGGCCAAAGATAAACTTGCTGATTATATTGGATATATAACTGATATTGAGTTTGGCGAGCCAAGAATCTTTTTATTTATAACAGAAAAAACAGAGATAAGTTATGAAGGATAAATCATGAAATGGATAATATTAATAATATTTTTGACAACTTTCTTTAGAGGAATGTTAAAATGAGCAGAAAACTTAGAGAAACTAATAATTCACAATTAAAAAGTATAAAAGGCTTGAACATCCCCTACTTACGGGAATATGTATTTAGGCCTTTTGTTCCACGTAAAGAAAACTTTTCTAGATATAAAGCTGGAGCCAGCCTTGGTGATTATCCCTGCGATACCTGGGATTTTCTTTCAGGTGTGTTCAACCTTAACAGGCCACATATTGCTGACTTGCAAACTAAAGTTAAATACAAGTGCCCATTAACAAACAATTTTTATTATGGAGCATATCCTGTAGCATACTTGGCCGAAAAGAAGCCTCGATTAAAAAAGGCCGAAAATGAATTTGAAGAATTTTTATTGGCTGAACTGAGCCGACCCTTTACCCCACAAGGTATACTACATGAAAATTTAATAACACAGACATTTATGGGCCATGGCTACAATGAACTTTTTAAACAATATGATAGCCAGCCCGAAAAGAAATTCTTTATGTTAAAAATAAATAATAAAGAACACTTAATTTTTAATATATGGACAGAAATATAATCGGATTAATAAAAAGAGTTTAGACGAGAATATTTTGCAGATTTTCAAATGTATCAAAGTTCCTTTCAAAGAATTAAAAATAAGTTTGTTGATGACCAATAGCACACAAAACTAGAAAAGCCAACAATAACTTCTAAAGTAGATGTAAAGATTTAATAACCAAAGAGGAAAAACTATTAATAGACTTAAACTATTTATAAAATTATGAAAGATACTGTTATTACTGTAATATCATTTATTCTTATATGTTTACTAACATCACTTCTTGTATTAGAGATGCAAAAACAAGAAGAGCTCGCATCAGTCAACCCTCCACAACAAACGCCCGACAGACATATCAAAGTATTAAATAAAGAGGTGGCCATGGCAGGTTGCCGGTATACACTGGCCCTGCGAGGATATGAGTATATTTATGAACTCCGGACGGAAGAAAGGGTAGTAATAATTGATAGCTGTGATGCCTATCAAGAAGAAGACATATTAAGAATAATAAAATGAGTAAAGAAAAACAAAAAGAGTTTTCAATTAAAGCTATAAATAAAATGATGGGCCTGGCCGGCCATAATATTAATTATGAACAACTCGTGGCAGAGCAAGAAAAGGAGGATGCCCCCTTTTATGAAAAATACACCATGACCCAGAAACAACACACCAAATTTAAAGAATGGTATATAGAAAATTATAAACACAAATTCAAAGTAAGTAAAATCCGAGCTGAACATGCATTTAGCTGGTTTGATTTTGACCTTGTACTAAGGATAGAGGATTAGCAATAATGTTGTTTTGAAAAAATACTATGAGTGAAGATATACGAAAAATGATTGATAAGGTTAAGAACTTTAAACAATTTATTAAAACATGGAGCATAACGTTATGAAACAGAAACCAATTAGAGTAGAAAAGGAAAAAGTTCATAAAGATATAGAATACCAAGTAGGCACATTTGAAGGACACCCAATAATGGCAGTGATGACTATTGAAGAACAGAAAGATATTGAGAAAGTAAAAGGCTTGACCGTATCTGATGTAATTGATATGAATATTTCTTCTTATAGAGATTGGCAATGTGATTGTTAATGGTATACAACGTGTTGTATAAACAGCGTTGAGAGGTACGAACAATGATTTTTATATAGTGTTAACTACTGGCACGGTAAATTAAGTAGAAACTTTATTGATAATAAAAAAAATAGCGATGGCAACTTACGAGATACCTGATAATGTAAAAGAATTATTTGAACAAGGCGAAAATAGTTATAGGATTATAGACTACGCTCCAGATATGAGTATGGATAATAAGCAAAGTATGGGTTATT